GTGAGCCGGCGCGAAACCAGCGCGAAGAAACCCGCGACTATGCCCGCGACGCGCTGCGCCATCTACACGCGCAAGAGCAGCGACGAAGGTCTCCAGCAGGAATTCAACTCGCTCGACGCGCAGCGCGAGGCGGCCGAGGCGTACATCGCCAGTCAGAAGAACGAAGGCTGGCGCTGTCTGCCCGATCGGTATGACGATGGCGGTTTCACGGGCGGGAACACGGATCGACCGGCGCTCCAGCGCCTTCTGGCCGACATCGAGGCCGGTAAGGTCGACACAGTGGTCGTCTACAAGATCGACCGATTCAGCCGGTCGCTCGCCGATTTCATGCGGATGATGACGGTATTCGAGCAACACGGCGTGGCCTTCGTCAGCGTCACGCAGGCGTTCGACACCAGCAGCTCGATGGGCCGGCTAACGCTCAACATCCTGCTGAGCTTCGCGCAGTTCGAACGCGAAATCATCGGCGAACGCATCCGCGACAAGATCGCAGCGTCGCGGCAGCGCGGGAAGTGGACCGGCGGGACGCCAGTGCTGGGCTACGACGTGGACCGATCCGGCCCAAGCCCGAAGCTCGTCGTCAATCCAACCGAGGCCGCCCGCGTCCTCCAGATCTTCGAGCTCTACCTCGAACTCGGCGCGCTTCTGCCCGTCGTGGCCGAACTCGAGCGCCGCGGTTGGCGGAACAAGGCGTGGACGACGCGCGACGGCCGCAAGCGTGGCGGGTTGCAGTTCGACAAATGTCGGCTGCACGACCTGCTGACGAGCGTCGTCTACCTCGGCAAGGTCCGGCACAAGAAGGAGGTGTACGCCGGCGAGCACGACGCGATCGTCCCCGACGACGTCTTCGCCCGCGTCCAGCGACAACTCCAGCAGAACGGCCGGCGCGGCAATACCGACCTGCGGAACAAGCACGGCTCCATGCTGCGCGGGCTGCTGTTTTGCAAGGCGTGCGGTCGCGCGATGTCGCACACGTTCACGACCAGCGGCAACCAGCGCTATCGCTACTACGCCTGTACCGGCGCGTCCAAACTCGGCCGCGGCGCCTGCCCGAGCCGGTCCCTTCCGGCTGCCGAGATCGAGCGCGCCGTCGTCGACCAGATTCGGTGCATTGCGAACGACCCCGAAATCCTCCGCGAGACGCTCGCGCAGGCCCGCGCGCAAACGGAGGCCGCCCTCCGCCGTCTCGCGGAGGAGCGACGGGCGCTCGAACGCGGGCTGACCCGCCTTCAAGCCGACCTTCGCCGTGCGGCCACCACTGAACCAGGCGCCGGCGGCGTTGCGGCCAGGATCGCCGACTTGAACGACCAGGTACGCGACGCCGAACGTCGCGTGGGTGAAATCGACGCGAGTGTGGTCGAACTCCGCCGCGAGCTGGTCGACGAGGCAGACGTCGCGGCCGCGTTCGCAGATTTCGACGGCCTCTGGGCGACGCTCAGCCCGCGCGAGCAAGCGCGAATTCTTCACCTTCTCGTTCGGCGCGTGGACTTCAACGCCGCGGACGCGACTATCGAGGTCTCGTTTCACGCGGCGGGCATCAAGGCGTTAGCCGACGAGGAGGCCGTCGGCGCGGAGGAAGCGGCGTGATCACAGTGAAGCGCAACGTGGCGTTCGTACGGCGGCCGGACAAATCGCAGGCGATCGTCGTGTCGGACGGTCAACCGAAGGCAGTACCCTCCGGCCGGGTGCCGCGAGTCTCGCGATTGATGGCGCTGGCGATCCACTTCGACGGGTTGGTCCGCGAGGGCAAGATCGCCGACCTGTCGGAGTTGGCCCGCCTCGCGCACGTCACGCAGCCGCGCATGACGCAGATCATGAATCTGAACCATCTGGCACCCGACATCCAGGAGCAACTTCTCTTCCTGCTACCAGCCACCACGGGGCGAGCAAGGTTGTGTGAAAGGCACCTGCGGTCGCTCGCCAGCACGTCGTGCTGGCGCGAGCAGCGCCGCTGTTGGGAGAAAATCTCCGCACTCTGACGCAGATGCGCACCTGGCGAGCGTTGCACACCCCCACGTCCGAGTGGCGTTCTCAGCTCGCACAATTGCCTCAGGCCATGGCGCGTAGCGTCGAAAGGGCCTCCGCTACTTCCTTGCCCTTCAAGTCGATCAAGTCCAGCAATTGTCGCGGCGTCCGGGTATCAACATCCTCCTTGCGGTTCGGATTGACCGCCTTCAGGTCATATACGGCATTTTCAATAGCCTCGGCCTTGTTCGTTGCGTCACGGGCTGCCTGTACCAGCTCGCCCACCTCTTCCTCGGCTGCTGTGATCGCCGCCTCGTTCCGCGGCCGGGCTTTCCTCAGTTCCCCAATCCGATTTTTCACCGCTTCCGCAGCCTGACCCTTCTCGCGGGCTCGTTCCTTGAACGGGCGCGCGTTCTCCGTCGCCTGCGTTTTTCGCTCGACCAGGTCCACAGTCCAGGATTGGTCCGAGTCCTCGCGTTTGGACAGACGGGCGAAGAAATCCTCGAATTGCTTCAACGTCAGCGGCGTCTTCTTCCCGACCTTCATGTCCGACAGGTCGTAGTACCAGATTCGCTCGGTCGAATTGCCCTTCGTGAAGAACAGCAGGTTGGTTTTCACGCCGGCGCCGGCTGCTGAGAACACGCCGCCAGGCAGCGAGACGATGCACCACAGGTCGCAGTCGTCGGTCAGCTTACGTTTCGTCTTGACGAACGCGTCTTCGTTCGTTCGGAAGAGAACGCCCTCATCCAGCACGATCGCGCAGCGCCCGCCCTCTCGCAGTGCTCGAATCACGTGTTGAAGGAACAGCACTTGCGTCGCGCTGGTGCGATAGTCGAAATTCGTTTGCGCCGAGACGCTTTCCTTTCCGCCAAACGGCGGATTGGTGAGCACCACGTCGAATTGCGTCGGCGCGCCCGCGAACAACCCGCCATAGACCTCATCGCCTGTGAGCACGTTTCCGTGCCAGATGTTCGGCCGGTCGATGCCGTGCAGGATCAGGTTCGCCAGACCGATCGGGTAGATCAGGTTCTCTTTCTCACGGCCGTAGAACGTGCGGTGCTTCAGCGTCTCGATCGCATCGGCGGATACGCGGGCAGTCTTTCCTCCCGGTCGGTTGGTGAGTCCGCTCTTCATGTGCTCGCATGCCTGGGCGAGAAAACCGCCGGTGCCGCAGCACGGGTCGTAAACTGTCTCGCCGATCTTCGGATCGATCGTGCGAACCATCGCGCGGATGACCTCGCGCGGCGTGAAAAACTGGCCCGCGTCCGAGCCTTTCTCGCCCATCTTCAGCAGCAGGCCCTCGTACACCTGGCTGAGCGTGAAGACGTGCGTGGGGTCGATGCCCTCGTTCGTGATCTCATGAACTTTGTCGAGGACGTCGAGCAGGTTCTTCTCGGTGTCGATGCGGACGCGCTCGACGCCGGACATGATCTCGGAGATGACTTTCTGTCGCGCCGCCGCCTGCGGCTTATCGCGCAGGCCTTTGAGGTGGGGTATGAGCTCGCCGTTGACGAATGCCAGGAACGCCTTGTTGCCGGCGTCCTCGAGCTCCTTACGCTTGTTCGACCAGGCCCTTGGCGCGTCCTTCGGTTCCGGCGCGGCCCAGTCCTTCCAGCGATACGGTTTCCGCAGCGAGAACGTGTAACGCGCCCCAACGGCCTCGGCCTCCTGCGCTTCGCGGTCTTCGGTTTCGTCGAGGATGCGGAGGAAGAGTATCCAAGTCAGCTCGGGGACGTACTGGAGCGCCGACGCCACGTTGCCGCGGCGCATGATGTCGCAGATCGACCAGATGGCCGCGTCCACGCTCTGCTGTGTCGCGTGTTTCTTTCCGTTGGATCTGTTATTGGAACCGCCGCGCTTTGCCATATGCGGCAATTCTACTCAGTGCGCGTCGGCTTCGACACGTTGAACGAAATCAGGGATGCGGATTGACGGAACCCACTGGGCATCAGGAAAGTCGCCGTAGAGGCTTGCGAGCTTCGATTCAGTCTCGGTCGACTTTGCTCCGGAGAGCAGCGGAGCTGCGACCACGACCAGTCGAGCGCAACGATCGCCAACGCGCAAGTGCTTCTTCACGACTACGCTTTCGCCGCCAAGTTTGACGGCCAGATCGAACGCACGCGCCGGGCTCTCACCGATCCGGAGTAACCGAACCAGGTTTGCGTCGCCGTTTGGATAGACGTAATCGGCTTGCACGTGATGCGGATAGCCCGGAATTGTGAAGCGCTGTGCAAACTGAACCGGCACCAATCGGTCGTGCAGTCGCCGGAACATGTCGTCGAGGGGCTTTACGACCGTTGGGATGTCCATTTCCTCGACCCCGACCGTGACGGCTTCCACGAAGCGTGCGTACAAGCGCTCCAAGCTCGCACGCGCGTCATCGACCTGAGTCGGCCGCGCCGGCGTCGCGATGATGTCGTTCCCAAGCGTGGTGAAGTACCGGTCCAAGTCTTCCGCCGACGTGAAGCGCCCCGCGCGATGCTCCGTCATCAGCCCGCGCTCAAAAGACTCGCGGACCGTCTTCAGCCACCACGGATCGATCGCCCCTTTTCCGAAGATTTGTTGCACCCGCCGCGTCGTTTGTGCCATCCGCACTTCGAGCCGCCGCTCGGCCGGCACAAACAGAACCAGCCCGACGTTGACGGCCTCTGCGCGGCCTCGATCGGGACAGAACTGAATGAGGCTGTAATGGCCTTTGCGGGGCTCCACGCGCGACGACTCCTTCGTCAGCAGCCCGGCAGCATGCCCTGCGGAAAGCACAGCGGCTGGAGCCGGGCTTTGATCGTATCGACGAGATACCTCGCTCGTCTATACAGGTGATCGCACATCGCGGTTCGCGCCGCGTCGCCGACGTTCCACTCCCGCGGAAGGATCGCCGCATCGCTCACGTCGGATTCGCGCAACAGGTTGAGCCGTTCGATCGACGCATCCACAAGATGTGCCGTCACGAACCGCCGGAACTCGGGGAATAGGCCATACACCCACTCGCACTTTTCAGCGTCGATTCCCAGTGACCGGGTCAGCAGCTCGCGTCCGCCCACCAGTGCGTGTCCAAAATCCATCGCGACGATCCGCAGTCGCTTCGCGTGTGGCGGGTCGCGCACCAGTAGCACGTTGCCGAGGTTCGGCCCACGCTGCGACTGCGCTGCGCCGGCGGCGTCGATTGGCGGATAGCGATCCTCGTTGCGAATCCAGGTGTCGAAAACCACGAGCCGCGCGATATCGTCTTTGTTCGCGACCCTCGCGAGCGACTCGGCCGTTCCGTCCCAGCGCGTCGCCTTCACTGCGCGCGTGCAGAACGCCGGGCCGGGCTGCGACATGCTGCCGTTCGGCCGCGTGAACGTGTCATTCGCGCCCAATCTGAGAATGCAGTGATCGAGCACCGGCAAACCGAACCACGCGGCCAGCCGCGTGCAGACGTACTCGATTGCGAGACTGTGCGGGTTCACATCCGGCGCGAGCGGCTTCAGGTACGCGCGACCGGCGTCGGTCATCACGATCGCCGGTCCCATGTTCGTGCCCGGAACGGCGCCTTCGTAATCGAGGGAGCGCGTCGGCGGCCAAGGCCGGGAAGTGTTCGGATCGCCGTCCATGAGCGGAAAGTGTATCGGCCAACCTCGATTGTTCGCTGCGCGCACGCCGAATCCGGTTTTCCGAGGCGGTCACCGCTACTTGGACTTGCGCCGCTCCGACGCGACAAGGAGCAGCTCGGAGCTGAAGAAAGTGCGCGCGAGGTATGGCGCCAACAGGTCTGGCCGATCGTCGCCGAATGGCCAGCCTTGTTTCGTGCGAGGTGGGACATTGACCTTCGCGGCTTCGAGAATCTCAAGCATCAATGCGATGAGCCGCTCCAGCTCGTCACGCAGGTTGCGCGGCCGCTCGCCTCTTGCCCAATGACGTTCTACTCGGCCGAGCTCGGCACCGTCGTGACGACGGACCTTTTTCGGCCTCGAGCAGCACCACCCGACTGAATCTCCCGCAACAAACACAAGGTGGTGCGGGTCGTCGTCGGTGAAGCGGCCGATGTCGGCGACGGCGAAAAAGGCGCTCTGCCGCACGACCGTTCGCGCTCGGTACGCGGCATCCAGTTCGCCGATTGTGTCGAACTCCGGTGCGACGTAGTAGACCTCCTCGCCGCTATCGGCGAGGTCGCAAAGGAGATCGTGCTGGGCGGATGTACGCCGTGGACGGAGGTGCGCGCGAAAGAACGGGAGCGTTAGTCCCGGCGGATCATTGTCACGGATCTCAATCGCCGAGGCGCGAACCATCCGATCGGACAGCTTGAACTGCAGAAAAAGACTGGCGCGGAGCGGCAGGCTGAGCTCCAGGTCGTATCCGAGTTTGCCTTCCTGAATCAGTGAGGGGAAGCGCGGAGCGGCTGCCGCCGGGCCGAGTGCCGCGACAAGCTGTTCCGTGACAGAATAGCCGTACGAGAACTCGGATATGTCAGGCTTCATGCTCGGCCCCGAACGCTCGGCGGAGTAGCGCCGCCGGCAGGGCGTCGATCAGTGCCAGCTCGTCACGCAATCGGTCGATCAACTTGTCGGCTTCCTCAAGCCGGCGCGAAAGGTCAGTCACGATCCGACGCTGCTCCGCTACTGGCGGAACGCAGATCGAAAACGCCTCGACCGTCGGGAAGTAGATCGTGTGATGGACCGCGCCGCTTCCTAGGTCGCGGATCGGCTTGCGGCAGGCGATCAGCAAGTGCATCAGGAACTCGGGCACGAGGTCCGGGCCGCAGACCCAGTTCACAAAGTCCTGACTCGTGGCCATCGGCCGTCCCATGATCGTCACGAAGCCAACCGACGCCGTTCGCGACATACACACCGTGTCCGCCGGCAGGAGGACCGCTGCCGAATTGTCGATTCCAGGTTGGTTCGTGTACTCCGACGTTTCCATTGCGCGCCGACCATCAAGTGCGCGAATATCTGGTAATTGAAGCCACGGGATGTCGCCGTTCCAGTATTCGGGATGCCGGCGGCTTGGCGTGTGCCCGGTTGCGAGGCGAGCCAGGTCGGTCAGGAACGACCAGCGCCAACCTGGCTCCGTAGGTTCGGTCGGCGGAGCCGGCGCGGCGCTGAACGGCGCGTCGTGGCCAAAGAACTCGCGGTAGTACGCGGCAGGAAGGGCCTCGGCGGCAGCGAGGCGCTCCCGGGCGGCCACACGGCTACGCTCCACGGCGGCCAGTTGCTCCGTCACCCGCCGCGCAATCCGCTCCTGCACTGCCAGCGGCGGGAGCTCCAGCTCGACTGCCTCGATCTCCTCGATGCTGATGCGCGGCAACTGTCCCGTCGTCGTTACGATCGCTGAACGTTTGAGAAAGACTTCGCTCCGGAGGAACGACGCGATGAAATCGACGCTGGCGAGTTCGCGACTGACTTCAAACGCGAACTGATCGACAGAACTGCACCCGTCGAACTCAGCGATCCAAACCTTGTTGAGGTAGGGTCGGAGGTATCCGTAGACGATTTGCCCGCGGCGGAACGTCGGCTTTCGACCGGTCATTCGGGCAAAATCAACGGTGCCCGAGCCGATTCGCCGACCTGTTCCAGGCTCAATGTGCTCAAGCCCGACGAAAACCGCCTCGCCCGCGTCACGATCACCTGGATGGACAATCTCGTTGTAACGCTGCATGACGTCGCCGAGCCGCACGCGCGGCCATGCGCCTGCGTCCCGCTGTGTGCCTCCACGCTGCTCGCCCTTCGGGTATGACGCAACTGCGCTCATCTGCCGGCTCCGCGTCGAGATTGGACAATTCCCGCCGCGCTCGTGAATGGACGCTTCTCTCTCACGAGGGAGGCCTGTTTCTCGGCCAGCAGAACATCGAGTGCAATATCGCAGTTCAAGACGCAACGCAGGTCGTAGCCGTCCATCAAGATGACACGCTCGTCGCCCATGTTGACGAGGCTATCGAGGCACTCCTTCGTGAAGCCGTTGAGCGATATGAACAGGGCCTTCGTGTCGCCGCCGAAGCTGCTACGCGCTCGATCGCGCAGCACGGAAATGTCGGCCGCGGTGGTCTGCTCGTCCTTCCAACGCACCTCGACGTAATGCCAGTGGCTATCAAGTTTGAACGAGCCGTCGATCTGCTCGCCAGTTCTGCGAATCGCGCCGCGCGAATCCTCGGCGTAGTACGCGATGATGTCGTTCATCAACCGTTCAAGGGCGAGTCCGCGCTCGTTGGGGTTCTTGATGCTGCTGATGCGGTCGAATTCGTCCCGGAACCCGTGCAGCTTGGCGTGATCCAAATCGCTGAGTGAGCGGCGCTCCGCGCGCTCGGCATGCATCTCGCGTTCTTGCGCCTCCTGCGCCCGCTGGTACTCCTGCGTCTTCTGGAATCGATCAAAGCCACCCTGGAATGCCGTCAGCGCCGCGCGAGCGGCGTCTCGGCGATCGGCCGGTACCGTCGTCAGGGAGGGCCATCGGTAGATGCGCGTCAACAGCGTCCGCTGCGGCAGCACTCCCTCCTCGGCCTGGTTGGCGCAGCGGTCGAGAACATGCTTGATGACCGGGATGGTCTTGTCGCCATCCTTGTACATTCTCTCCGCCTCAACAACGATCCCGGCGGGAACGCCGCACTCCCGAAGCAACGCGATAACGCTCTTCTTGTACCACACGAGGTCGCGAATCGCGATGGCGAGCAGGTCAGTCAGCTCCAGCGGGACGCGCATGGCCTAGCCCCCACCGCGTACCGGTAACTCCGAGCGCAAGGCCGGGAACTCCGCGCGCAACGGACCGGCTAACCCCGTGCGCAGATGGGGTAAGGCGTGCGCAGACCATATTGCGCACTCGAGCAAAATGGTCGCCGGGCCGTGTGGCCGGGTGGTGCTCACGCCGCAAACATCCTCTGCTTCGTTTCGACCAGCAGCACGCGCGGCTCGCCGGCCAGCTTTAGCGCGCTCAGCCCGCCGGCGGCGATCACCTCCGGTGTCTGCCAAATGTGCGGGTTTTCCAGCCCCTCGGTGCCACCGACGGCGAACTGGTCGGCAATCGCCTCGATCGTCGCCTTGGCCGGAGCGGGCAGGCCGCCGAGCCAGGCCGCGTGCTTGTAGCGAAACGCCAGCGCCCGTTCCTCGCGCGTGCGCGGCAGCAGGCCGAACGCCAGGTCGGCCAGCACGTCATAAAGGTCGTAGTCGTTCATGTCCTCCAGCAGCCGCAGCACGCTGGGCGAAAAGCCGGCGTTGACGATGGCGGTGATGATCTCCTCGCGCTCCGGCGGGTTCACCCAGCGCCGGCGGAAGGCCTCCAGCGTCGGGCATTCGGCGATGAGCCGCGCCGACAGGCCGGCCTTGTAGTCGTCGATGGCGACGGGCATGGCCTTTCCGTCGACCGGGGCGACCACGTAGCGCCCGAGCTGGCTGAGGTGAACCTCGAAGCCGTCCACGATGACCGGCGGTTCCGGCGGCGTCGGCGGTTCGGGCGGCGGCTCCGGCCCCGGGCCGGGGCCGGGCGGACGCGGCGGACGCGGGCCGACCGAGATGAAATCCTCGCCGAAGAGGCGCGTCGCGCCGGTGTAGTCGTACACCGTGAACATGAGCTTTCCGGTCGGCTCGTCGATGCGCGTGCCGCGGCCGATCATCTGGTAGAACGAGATCGGGCTTTTCATGTAGCGGAAGAAGGCGATGTTGCGGCAGGCGGGCACGTCGACGCCGGTGGTAAGCAAGTCCACCGTCGTAGCAATGAAGTGCGACGACGACGAGCCACGGAAGTCGGGCAGGTGGTCATTGCCGGAGTTGGCGGCCGTGCATTTGAAGGCGTAGGGGTCTTTCCGCGGCACGCCCTTACCCGCGCACCACTGGGCGTAGAGGTTGTTCATCGCGACGGCGACGTCATCGGCATGGCGGTCGCGGGCGCAGAAGATGATGGTCTTCTGATGCGGGCCGCGCTCCTTGTCGGATTGGAGCAGATGCGTGAACAGGTCGAGGCACATCGCATTCACGCGGTCGGGCAGCAATAGCCTGGATTCGAACTGCTCTTTCTCGTAGGCGTCGGCGATCTTGGCGGCGGTGAGCGGACGGCCAGTGTTCGCGTCGCGCGGGTTGCGGTTGATGATGTCGGCGAGCGTCAGGCCGGTCGCGTCCAGGTTGACTTGGGCCAGCTCGATTTCGCAGGCCGCGAGGTAGCCGTCCTCCATCGCCTGAGCGAGGCCGTACTCGTAGACCGGCTCGCCGAAGTAGGTCAGGTTGTCGGCGGTGATCTTCGCGTCGGCGCGGGATTCGTCCGAATCTTCGGTGCAGCGCAGCTTGCGCGGCGTGGCGGTCAGGCCGATCTGCACGGCGTTCGAGTTGCGCGTTAGCACGACCGACCACTTGCCCCAGGCGGAGCGATGGCACTCGTCAATCACGATGTGCGAGAAGTAGCCCTCGGGGTAGTGCCGCAACAGGAACGAGGCGTTGCCGTCTTCGCGGTCGATGCCCAGCGTCTGGTACGTGGCCACGTGGACGCGAGCGTTCTTGGCCTGGTTGCGGCCGTCGCCATCTTCGTACACTTCGGCTGCGTCGGCGCCGAACATGTTCTGAAGGGCCTTCAGCCCCTGTGTGCGAAGCTCGTCGCGGTCGCAGAGGAACAGGGCGCGCTTGAGCTGGCCGGCGTCGGCGACACGACGCAGCAGATTGCACGCGATGAACGTCTTGCCGGTACCGGTCGCCAGTGATAGCAACGCACGGGGCGGCTGCTTGGTTTCCGCGCAACGGGCGACCTTCTCGAACACGGCGCGAATCGCGGCGTCCTGGAAGTAGCGGCGCTGGCCTTCGCCGCCCGGGTAGCGCGCCAGCAACGGCCGGGCCGCCGACGATTCCAGCGAAAACCCCATGATCTGTTCGTAGCGGGCGCGCAGATCTGCGGGCGTGGGGAAGTCGGCCAGAGGCCGAGGGGCCGTGGTCATGCCCGTCGAGCGGTCGAATTCGACGAACTGGTGGCCGTTCGATGAGAAAACGAACTGCACGTTGTGCCGGCCGCAGTGTAGGTAGCCCTTGGCCTGGTCGAGTCCGTGTCCCGGTGGCAGGGATTCCTTCTTGGCTTCCAGCATCGCAACCGCGACGGGCTGGGTCTCTGGATTCACGCGAATTCGAAGCGTGTAGTCGGTGCGGCCGGTCGCCCTGCGGCGCGGCCTGCCGGCGATGTTCTCGACCGCGCCAAGCGTAACCTCGCGACAGATCAAGTCTTCCGACCATCCGCGAATGTGAATCGCGGGGTCGATGAGCTTTGCCCGAGTATCGGCTTCGCTGTAGGACATACTTGGTCGCCGGCCACCACCAGCAATCGATCGGATTGCGCTCCGAGTGAGCAATCCGAAGCGCGCGCCGCTGCTATAACGCCACGAGTTTCCTTGATCATAAGGCCAAGGTCGCTGGCTCGCGATCCGCAGTCGGTACGGAAGGCGGGTCACGCGTCGAACGGGCGGACTGAGTGGGAAAGTCAGAAAACGGGGTTGACACGACACATGCCGAACATTATGCTAACTTCGTGATCGGTTGAATGGCTTTGCACCGATGCCAGCCATAAACCGCCGACGGCAGGCCAAGGAATCGCCGCCCCAAGGATGGGGGGCCGTCGGCGCCTGAATGCAGCCCGCGCCCGCTCCGAGCGGTTCGCGTGCATGTCCCGGCAACATGGACCACGCACCACCTCCATCCGGCCACGAGCGGCCTCCGCGCGCCGCCCCAGACCGCCGCCGCTTTGGCGAACTCGTTCGCCAGAAGCGATTGGCCAAGGGGTTGAGCCTGCGGCGTTTTGCCCAGCTCGTTGGCGTCAGCCCGACGTACGTATCGCAGGTCGAGCAGGGGAACTTCGATCCACCCACGGCTGAACGAGCCGAGCGGATGGCGGTCATCCTGGGCGAGTCTGCGGACGCGCTGATCGCGCTGGCTGGTCGCATGCCCCACGATCTGTCCGGGATCATTTGCGAGCGACCGCTCGAGCTGGCCGCGTTCTTGCGCGAGTCTTCCGGACTGACGCGCGAGCAACTCCAGTCGCTGGTCGAGCAAGCGCGACGGCTGAATGAGTCCAATCGGAGGAGTCAGCCGTGACGCAGCCCCAAACTCTCCTCACGTCGCCGCCGGTGCGCTACATGCCCGCGGCCGAGATCGAACGCCGCGCGGCGCGGTTGCTCACCGAATACGAGCAACAACGTGGAACAATCGACGCTCCACCGATCCCGATCGACGAAATCGTCGAGCTGCACCTGAAGCTCACGCTCGAAATCGCCCACCTCAGCGAGCGTCTCGCCATCCCCGGCGTGCTCGGCGCGCTCTATCGCGAGAACCGCTGCATCACGATTGATGCGAGCCTCGACCCGAATACGCATCCGACGCAGGAAGGTCGCTATCGGTTCACGCTGGCCCATGAGGTTGGACATTGGCAGCTCCATCGGTCGATTGGCGGCGTGACGCTCCTGGAATTGGCCACGGAGCAGATCTCCGCAGAGCAGCGCGAGCGCACGCACCAGCGCATCGAGCTGCAGGCGAACCTGTTCGCGTCGTGCCTGCTCATGCCGCGCCGCCTGGTGCGCGCCGTCTGGCGCGAAATGCGCGGCACGGACGGGCCATTTTGCGTCGACGAAACCGCGAAACGCAGCGATTACTTCACCATGCGGACCATCCTGCGCAGCACGCTCGGTAGCGAGCGCGACGCGGATGACGTCCTGTTGGAGCGATTCAGCCGCCCGTTCGCGCAGCGGTTTCACGTCTCGGGCGAGGCGATGCGAATCCGGTTGGAGCAGATCGGCCTGCTCGTGCGTCCGCAGGTCGATGTTCGCAACGACGCGTAGGTCTTTTTTTGCGCGGTGTGTGTAGTACTGGATAAACAGGGCAAGGGATCGGAGCATGGAAGGCGAACGGAGAGAGACACGGCAGCGTTCGGAGGGCGCCGAAATCCGTAAGCGCCAGCGCTCTGCTAAGAAAAGTCCGCCAGCCGACGATGTTTCGGGCTTGACGATGCGTAATCTGATGCTATGCTGATGTTATGCAGCAGACTGATGCTGCGATTTGGAGATCGCGATGGAGAGCATTGACACGTCAGGCAAGGCGCTCGTGGACCACTGGAAGTGGGCCGCGGAGAAGGGGCTGATGAACCTCAACACGGCGAGGTCCCTCAGCGCCGCCTGCAAACAAGTCCTCAGCGTTTTGGACGGCTGGGAGAAGCTGGACATTCGAGCCATCGACATCGACGACGTAACGCGACGATTCCAAAACAGGCGGAACAAGGACTTTAAGCCGGACAGTCTTGAGGTCTACAAGCAGCGCTTTAGCCAGGCGGTCGCACGGTTTTTGAAATACGCTGACGACCCGTCTTCCTGGAAGGGAGTCACTCGTGAACGACAGCGTCGACGGGAGAAGGGAAACGACAGTTCGGCCGAGTCGATCTCGACAGCTACACAGCGGGCATCGTCCGACTCGGGAACGCCTGGCGCAGCGCTAGTGGAGTACCCGTTCCCACTTCGCGAGGGTCGGTTCGCGTATCTTCGGCTTCCAGCCGATCTCAGACTCGCCGATGTCAAGCGCCTTACCGCCTACTTGAACACGCTGGCGATCGACACCGAGGTGCCTGGCGAATGAGAATTCAGACGTTAGGTATGACGCTGCGACTGATGCTATTCGCGGCCGGCGCAGTTCGCGCCAAGTAATCGCCCGACCCCAGTTGCTGCTGGGGCCGGGCGTGTGTTGTTACTCCCGAGGCAGCCGTGGAGCCGCCGACCGGGAGGCCGGGACAGATCCCCGACTTGAACTTCACATTTTCAAGTCTAGACGCGGGGCTCGCCGGCGACAAGAGGTTTCACGACGTTTCACGAAAGGAACCGCGCCGGCGCGCGCAAAAGAAACGGCGAAACCGTCGCGTCCGCGACGTGGTTAGACCCATTCGCCGCGCGCATTTCAACCACGCCGGACTCCGTTACCGCGATTGAAGTGTCGTAGACCGCAGCCGTCTGGAACCTAACCAGGCGCCGGGTCCTCGTCTGCCCTGTTCTGGCAGAACGACGGCTCCCTCGCGCTCGCGAGGGCCGGGGATTCCGCGCTCACGGATGATCAGTAGAGGCCAAGGACGTGTCACATTTCAAGAAGCCAGCAACTCCGGATGGCACCGACCGCTCGACTGCGGCGCGTGACTCCACCACAAAACTCGAACCAGAAAGGAGCGCAAGCGATGATGAACAGCACGTGATCGACGCCATTCGCGACCTTGCCTGGGGACGCATCGAGAACCTCGTTATTCGGGGCGGCGTCCCGCGGGTCACCAAGGACACGAAACTCCTGCAGCGCGTTCGCGCGGAGCGCAAGGCGAAGCCTGCGAAGGTCCGCCGGGCGCACGCGCAGCACGAAAAGCTGCTGGCGGACTGCCGTCGAATGCGCGATGGCGTGATGGCGCGGATCGAGGTCGCGGATGGGCTTCCGATCGTGTGGAAGCCCGGACAACCGCGTTCGAAATCGCATACGTAACCAACTGACAGACTGATTTAACTGACTCGCTAACGCACTGGCCGCGATGCGCGGAGGTCGTTGGGTGTCGCCGAAGCCGGCGAACGCTCAGACCCTCGCGTCGCGGCCAGCGCTCTTTCTGCGCGCTGAGCTCGGCAGACACCCCACGGCTCCGCCTCCGGCCCCGGAGGCCAAACCGTGGCTGCCAATTCGAATCGTCCGAACGTACTTACCGATTACTCCGAGAAGCTCATCCAGTTCAAAGCGCGACAGCTTGCGCGACGCAGCGACTTCCGATCGTCCGACGATGAGGACCTGGCGCAGGAGATGCGCCGCCATCTGCTTCGCCGCGCGCATCTCTTCGACGCCAAGCGAGGATCGCTCAACACATTCGTCGCGCGCGTCATCGACTCGTGGATCGCATCGCTGCTGCGCGAGCGCCGGCGGCAGAAGCGCGCCGCCGCGCGCGATGCCGTGTCGCTCGAGGGGTCGCGCGTCGTCACCGGCGGCGTGAACACCACGCTGCGCGAAGCTCTCAGCGCCGAACGCGTGCCTGGCCGCAGCGACGAGAGTCCCGAGGACGAATTCGCCCGCCAGGAAGTGATCGCAGCCGTCGCGCGCGTCGTTTCCGCCCTTCCGCCGTTGCTGCGCGACATCTGCACGCGCCTGCCGGACCAGAGTGACGCCGCCATCAAGCGCGAACTGGGCCTCTCCCGGCGCCAGTTCGATAGCGCGATGGCGCGCATTCGCCAGACCTTCGCCGACACGCGACTTGGCAGCTCGGCGGACACGTCGGCGCCGGACGGCGTACGTAACGAGCGGAGGCCGCGTGGCCTCGATCGCACGGAGAACGGCGAATGACCCCGGATGTATATCGCTTCGAGCTCGAACGATCGGTTCCGATCGACGAGGCGGAGATGTCGCTGCACTTGGCGCTCTTCGCGGTCGAGGGTCTGTTCGGCCAGGCACGCGTCCGGCTGGAAGCCGCCTACCACGTCGATGAACCGCGCAGTGCGATCGTCGTCGATGCAACCACCGAAGTCGGCGCCGCTGTCGTGCGCGTCTTTACCAGCTTGCTTCTGCACGAGTTCGGCGGAGACGGTTTCAGCGTCCGCCGTGCCGACCCCGCGACTCCCGCGGCTGTGGAGGGCAAAGCGGCGTGAGCGATTCACCGGCGCACTTCCCCGAACTGCGCACCTTCGACGAGTCCGTTCCGCTCGTGCGGCTCGGTCAAGGTGATTACACGCGGGACATCTACCCGGCAGACCTGGGCGGCGCCGAGTCGCGCAGCACGAAAAGCGTGCTGACGTTTTCGGCGCTGAACACGTTCCGCAACTGCGCGCGGAAATACAAGCACCGGTATGTCGATCATCTCCAGCCGCGCGAGAAGCCCGAAAGCCTCTCGTTCGGAAGCGTCATTCACGGCGTGCTGGAGCGCTGGTATCGCTTGACCGGCGACGCCAGCCGGCTGTGGAAAGTGCTGGATTTCATCGACGCACAGTTCCCGCTCCGCGGCTCCGATCCGGTGCAGAAGGATCGTTGGCACCGCGCCCGGGCCATGCTCGTCGGATACGCGGCGCGTTACGCGACCGAGAACTTCGAGGTCGTCGAGATCGAGAAGGTCTTCCACGGCGAGATTCGCAACCCCGACACCGGCCGCCCGAGCCAGACGTTCGTCATGTCCGGCAAGGCCGATGGCATCGTGCGGCTCGACGGCGAGCTGTACCTGCTCGAGCACAAGACCGCCGGCTCGATCGACGCGAACTACCTGGACAAGTTGTGGACCGACACGCAGATCGCGCTCTACAGCTATTACCTGCGCCAGGTCGGCTATCCGATCGTCGGCGTCCTCTACAACGTACTGCTGAAGACGCGCCTGAAGCAGCGCGAGGGTGAATCGCAGGAAGAATACGAAGCCCGCCGTGCCGAGCTGGCCGCGAAGAACAAGAGCGGCAAATCGACGGCGCAGCGGCAACTCCCCGAGACCGACGACGAATTCCAAGCCCGCCTGGCCGAGTGGTACACGAAGCCCGAAGCGTTCCACCGCGAACGCATTTATCTCTCCGAAGACCGCCTGGCGATGTTGCAGGAGGAGGTCTGGGAGATCACGCAGCAGTATCTCGATGCGCGGCGCCGCGGAAAGTGGCTGCTGAACACGTCGAACTGCTTCGCCTACGACCGGCCGTGTGAATACCTGCCGTACTGCCAGTCCAACTTCAACCCCAACGTGCGCGACAACCTGTTCGAGATTGCCCCGCCGCACGAGGAGCTTGCGGTCGGCGCCGCGAGCGATGCCGAGACCACGTTCTGAAGGAGCACCCAATGCCCGTCGCACTGCCCACCGATCGCACGAAACCCACTGCGGACTTGTCGCAGCAGACGATTCTGGCGTACGGCCCACCGAAGATCGGCAAGAGCACGTTCGCGAGCCGGTTTCCCGAGGTGCTGTTTTTCGAGTGCGAACCGGGCCTCAACCAGCTCGAAGTGTTCAAGATTCCGACCTACACCTGGGAGGACTTCCTGTCGGCGTGCAAATTGGTCGCGGCCGGCAACCACCGCTTCAAGACCATCGTCATCGACACGGTCGACAACGCCTTCAAGTACTGCTCCGACCACGTCTGCGGCAAGAACAGCATCGAATACGAAGGCGATATGGCGCACGGCAAGGGCTGGGCGCTCGTGAAGAACGAGTGGCACCGCGTGCTGACGCGTCTGGCCAGCCTGCCGTATGGGCTGATTCTCATCTCGCACGCGCAAGACAAGACGGTCGAGACGCGGACCGGCCAGTACACGAAGACGCAGCCCAGCCTGCCGGATCGGGCGCGCGGCGTTGTGCTCGGCCTGGTGGACATGATCCTCTTCTGCGACGCGACGGCGCGCAAGGACGCGGCTGGCAATCTCACCGTCGAGCGCGTCATTCGCACCAAGCCCCACCCCACGTACGAAGCCGGCGATCGCACGGGCCGCCTGCCCGAGCAGTTGCCGCTGGATTTCGACGCATTTTTCGCGGCCTTCTCTTCCGCAGCGCCCGGAGTTCGTCCCGGAGCCGGGCCGGCGAGCGGCAACAACGGTCATCCGGGCAGCACCCAGAACGGGAAGGTGAAACCATGACTGACGCCAGCACCCCATTCGATCCGCAGACGCCGTCGCCCTACAGCGCACCGCCTGACCTGTCGGCATTCGATGACGAATACGGCACCGTGCAGCCCGCGGACAACGAGGAAGTTCCCGACGGCAAGTACCAGGCCCGCGTGCATTCCGTGAAGCTCGACCGCAGCCAAAAGGGCGACCCGATGCTCAAGTGGGACCTGATCGTCCTCTCGGGCCAGCACACGGGCCGCCACATCTTCAAGAACGCGGTGATCACGCAGGCCGCGCTGCCGTTCGTGAAGGGCGACTTGAAGACGCTCGGGCTGGAACTGCCGAAGCTCAGCGAGCTGCCCAATCACCTGGACCAACTGCTCGACCATGCGCTCGAGCTCACCAAACGCACCAAGGGCGAGTACACGAACGTGTACTTCAACAAGCGCATTCAGGTGCCTGCGGGCGAACCGATCCCGAGCGGCGCGACCCCCTTCTAGCCGGCGTTGACAACCTTGCACCCGGACGGATTTGGGTGCGGCCGGGGCGGGATGGCGTAGTCCGTCGGCTTTACGCGCTCGGAGATCGCCGGCTCCGGGCCGCCGCCGGACTCAGACTGCCTGTGCCCGCCTCGGCTTCTTTTTCACAGCATGGAGGCAGTAGATGCGCGTGAATCTGAAAGAGTGGATCGCGGCGCAGCAAGGACGGCACGTCTGTGAGTGCGGCTGCGGCGGCGCCATTCGCATCATTGCCGAGCATCACACGCGCGGCGTTCCACGCTTCATCAACGGCCACGCCACGCGCGTTCACAACCCGATGCGCGGGCGCCGCCTCCACCGCAACCCGAACTACAGGGGCGGCCGCTTCATCGACCAACACGGGTACGTGGTGGTGTTGAACCCGCGTCGCACGACTCACCGCGACCGGTACATCTACGAGCACCGGCTGGTCATGAAAGAACATCTCGGTCGGCCACTCAGCCGGGACGAGCATGTCCATCACCGCAACGGCGTCAAAACCGACAACCGCATCGAGAACCTGCAGCTCACCAGCGTGAGCGAACACACACGCCTGCACGATAGCGAACTTCGCCAGCGGGTCGGTGACGAGACGTACCTCCGCGCGAAGCGCCGCATCCATCGCGGTCTGCCATATCGGGAGATTCTTGCATGTTCCGTATTGTGATCGATACGCGCGAGCAGGCGGAATACTCCTTCACCTGCCAGACCGTCCGGCGAAAGCTGGACGCCGGCGATTACTCCGCTGACGGCTATGAGGATGTCGTCGCCGTTGAACGCAAAAGCCTGTCGGACTTCGTGCGCACCACCATTCACGAATTCGCCCGCTTCGCTGCCGAACTGGATCAGCTCGCACACCTGCCGCACGCATGCATCGTGGTCGAGGCTGATCTTGATCACGTCCTTCGCGGCCAGGCCGGTGAGGCGCTGCGCGGGGTTTCACCCGAATCGCTGCTCGGCGCCGCCGTTCACATCCAGGTGCGCTTCGGCGTGCCGGTGATCTGGTGCGGATCGCGGCAGGCCGCGTGCGCGTTCACAGACGCCTTCCTGCGCATGGCCGTGCGCGAAACCTCCGCCCGGCGGCTCGCCGCGGAGGGGCGTCATGCCTGAGACCATTCGCGGCACGATCGAGCGAGCCTATCACAGAAGCCCCTGCTTCTCGGCCGGTGTGCTGACGGCGGACGACGGTCGCACCGTGCGGTTTGCGGGAAAGTTCTGCGCCAACGATGGCGACGTCGTGGCGCTGATCGGCCACTGGAAGCACGATGCCAAGTACGGCCGCCAGTTCGTCGTCGAGTCGCTGTCGTACGAACTGCCTGAGACCAGCGAAGGTCTCGTGAACTACCTGGCCAAGCATCCGGCGTTCACTGGCATTGGAGAGACCACCGCGCGGCGGATCGTGATGTACGCCGCCAGCACTGCCAATCTCGACCGCATCATCCGCCAGGACGTCGACGAACTGCATCGGCAGTTGCGCGTCCCGCGGGCGACACTGGAATCGCTGTGTGAGGCGTGGATCGCCAACAGCGCCGAGAACGAGGTTCGCGCTTACCTGTCGGGCTTCGGCCTGAGCGCCCACCAGGTCGAGACGCTGCTCGGGAAGTTCGGCAACAGCATCGTCGGCGTGCTGCGCAGCGATCCATACCAACTCATTCAGCACGTACGCGGCTACGGCTTCAAGAAAGTTGACAAGATCGCCCGCGCCATGGGCACGCCGAAAGACCACCCCGGCCGAATCGAGGCCGGACTCCAGTACGTCGTGACGGAGGAGATCGGCAACGGCCATACCTGGATCGGCGGCGCTGATCTCGTCGACAAAGCCAACGAACTTCTGCTACTCGACACGCTCGACAGCCGCGACGTGATCCGCGACGCAGGCATGCGGCTGCTTGCGCGCGGAGATCTCGTCAGCGACGGTGACGCCGTGAGCACGCCGTACATCCGCGACGCGGAGCGGCTCATCCAGAACAGGTTCGCCGGTTATAGCAGCGGGCGAATGTTCCCCACGCCGCCCTTGCGAATCCGCACCGACGATCTAAAAGCCAAGCAGATCGAGGCGATCCAGAATGCCTGCAATCACGCGCTCACCGTCATCTCCGGCGGCGCCGGCACGGGCAAGACGTACACATTGGCGCGGTTGGCGGCGGCGTTCCGCGAAGCCCAGCTCAACATTGCGCTCTGCTCGCCGACCGGCAAAGCCGCGAAACGCATCGAAGAGACGCTCCGCGCCGAAGGCGTCGACCTTGAAGCCAAGACGATCCACCGGTTGCTGAAGTACGACGGCACGCGCTTCAATCGCGACAGCCTCTCGGAGCCGATCGCCGCCGACCCGGAGGACGACGAGGACGGCGGCGAGCCTGGCTACGACGTCGTCATCGTTGATGAGGTTTCGATGGTCGACGTGCCGCTCATGGCCGAGTTGCTGCGTCGCATCGATTTCGCCCGCACTCGGCTAATCCTCGTCGGGGATCACAACCAGCTTCCGCCCGTCGGCCCGGGCAACGTGCTGCGCGACATCATCGCCCACCGGCTCGTGCCGCTGGTCGTGCTCGACGAGATCGTCCGCCAGGCCGGCGTCCTGAAAGCCAACAGCTCGGCGATCTTGACGGGCGTCGTCGCGCCCACCGCCGTCAGCGATCCGGCCTGGACCGTCGTCGATGCATTTCAGGATGCGCTGCCAATCCAGGCGTACCTGCGTGACCTGGTGCTGAGAAAGCTGCCGGAGCGACTCGGCGTCGATCCCGTCCGTGACGTGCAGATCATCACGCCCACCCACCTGGGCGCGCTCGGGACGAAGGCCATCAATCAGATGATGCAGCACCTGCTGCACGGCGACCCGGGCCGCAAGTTCGCCGTCGGCGACAAGGTGATCCAGACCAGCAACGACTACGACCTGGGCATCATGAACGGAACGATCGGCCGGGTACTCGAGTACGAGCCCGGCGCCGAGGGCGGCTACTGGATCGATTTCGACGGCGTCGGCACGCGCCAGATCAAGGGCGACGCAGTTCACGACGTCCAGCTCGCGTATGCCCTGACGGCGCATAAAGCCCAGGGCAGCGAATTCCCCTGCGCAGTGGTGCTCTGCCATCGCTCGCATTTCTTCGCCGATCGCAACTGGCTGTACACCGCCGTGACCCGCGCGGCGAAGTACTGCGTGCTGATTGGCGACCAGTGGGGTTTACGCAACGCCGCCCGCAAGAACCAGGTGATTCACCGCCGGACGTTCCTGGACCGGTGGGCGCGGGCGCCGACCGACGGCGTACGTAACGGTCAGGAACTCGTACATGCCTGAATCGGCGGTCGCCTTCGACGTGCAGCGTCTGGCGGGCTGCGTGCCCGCCTGCCTGCGCGAGCGCGCCCAATGGGTGTGCTGGGAGTACGTCGAACGCGACGGCAAGTGGACGAAATGTCCGATCAGCCCGACCAAGGGTGGGAAGGCATCCTCGACCGACCCAGCGACGTGGGGCACGTTCGATCAGGCGATCGCCGCGTGCCAGGCCGCCGGCCTGGAGGGCGTCGGCTTCGTTTTCAGTGCCGACGACCCGTTCGCGGGCGTCGACCTGGACAAGTGCATCGACCAGACGACCGGCCTGCCCAAGCCGTGGGCGCGGACAATTCTCGACCGGCTCGACGGCTACAGCGAGATCAGTCCGTCGGGCGCCGGTGTGAAGATCTTCGTCCGCGCCTCCAAGCCCGGTCCGCGCTGCAAAACCGGGTACGAGGATGGCGCGATCGAGATGTACGATCGTGACCGGTTCTTCACCACGACCGGCCAGAGTCTGCACAACCCGCCGAAAGACGTGGCCGAGCGGCAGGTTGCGGTCGACGCGCTGTACACGCAAATCTTCGGAACGCCGACGGCAATTCCGGCGCCGAAATCCAGCCCTTCGAACAACGGCCAGCTGCATCTCGATGATGACGAAATCGTTCGTCTCGCCTGTTCCAGCAGGAAATCCGGCGCGAAGTTCGCGTCGCTGTGGGCCGGACGTTGGAACGAATTCTTCAATTCGCGCAGTGAGGCGGACTCGTCGGTCGTCTTCACGCTCGCCTTCTACACGAAGGACGCCGGCCAGATCGACCGCATCTTCCGCCGCTCGGCGCTCATGCGCGAGAAATGGGACGAGTCGCACGGTCAGCAGACCTATGGCGCGATGACGATCGGCAAGGCGCTGGCGACAGTGACCGGCCAGTACCAGCCTCGGAAATCGTCGAAGAACGGTGCGCCGCAATCGTCACCAACCCCGGCAACTCCCCCGCCGTCGTCAGGCCGGCCGCAAATTCAAGGCAACGAGCGCCAGCTGCGTGACATCCGCAGTGATGCGCTCGGCGCGCTGTATGCCGCCAACCGGCCGTCGCGCCTGTTCCACCGCGCCGGCGGGGTCGCCCGCATCTCCTTCATCCAGCAGGAGCACGACGGCGCCGTTCCGCGCGTCCAGCAACTCGAGGCCGATGCGCTGCGCGGCGAGCTGACGAACGTCGCCGACTGGTTCACGCTGAAGCACGGTAAACAGAGCGACTTCCTGAGCCCCGACCTGCCGCCGCTGGCCATCGCGCGCGACATCCTGGCGCAGTCCGCTCTCGACCTGCCACCGCTGCATGGCGTGGTCACATGCCCGACGTTCGCCGCCGACGGCAGCCTGGTCTTCGAGAATGGCTATCACCCGGCCAGCGGGCTTTGGCATCACCGCACGCTCACCGATCTCGCCGCAATCTCCGCCGCCCCGGACGCATCTGCCGTGGCGGAAGCACGAACGAAGCTGCTCGACATTCTGGCTGATTTCCCGTTCGTCGATGATGCCAGCCGCGCCAACGCGGTCGCGCTGATGCTGTTGCCGTTTGTACGGCCGCTGATCGCTGGTCCGACGCCACTGCACGCCGTCGACGCTCCGTCGCCGGCAACCGGCAAGGATCTGCTCGTGAAGGCGGCGCTGTTGCCCGCCCTGGGTCGCGAGGTTGGTGCGACCACGACCGCCAAAGACCCTGATGAATGGCGCAAGAAGATCACGTCGGCGCTGATCAGCGACAGCCCGGCAATTCTCTGGGGCAACGTCGCGCACCGCTTGGACAGCGAGCATTTGGCGGCTGTCCTCACGGACACACTGTGGCGTGATCGGCAGCTCGGGCACACGCGCGAGCTGCTGCTGCCCAACCGCGCAGTCTGGACCGCAACCGGGAACAACCTGGCGTTCAGCCGCGAACTCGCCCGGCGCGTCGTGTGGGTTCGACTCGATGCTCGGATGGAGACGCCCGAGCAGCGCACCGGATTTCGGCATCCTGATCTGCTCCGCCATGTCCGTGAGCATCGGACTGAGCTTGTCCACGCGGCCTTAACGCTGGTGCGCGCTTGGCTCGCCGCAGGGCGCCCGGCCGGCCGTCGCGTGATGGGCAGCTTTGAAAACTACGTCGGCGTCATGGGAGGCATCCTCGAGGTCGCGGGCATCACCGGATTCCTAGCCAATGCCGATGAGCTGCGACGGCACGCGGACGGCGAATCCATTGAGTGGCGCGCCTTCGTGCAAGCCTGGTGGGAGCAGTGGAAAGAGTCGTGGGTCGGCGTCAGCGATCTCGCGAAACTTCTCTGGACCGAGGATGGGCGCCGGAGCGAGCTGCTCCTTGGGATCGTCACCAGTGAGCGCGAGCGCGGCGCCGTCACACAGCTCGGGAAACGCCTCTCCGCTAAGCGCGAATGCGTGATCGGCGGCCTGCGCATCATGGTGAGCACGCAGCTCGACAAGTCCGGGCGTCTGCAATACCGCGTCGCCCCGGTCGAACCACCGACGAGCCGGCAGACTTCGGCAGACTTCGAAGGCGATGTCTGCCATGAAGTCTGCCGCGACAAGTCCCGCAATTGCAGCGAGTTACACAACGATGGCAGACATGGCATACTTTTTCCCGTACCCCCGGACATAAACGCGGGCGCGCCCGCGCCCGCGCGCACGTACGCGCACGCGCATGAATCAGGGTCGCCCGAAAAGTCTGCCATGTCTGCCGCTGCGGCGCAACCTGCGGAAATGCCGACGGTTAGCTCGGCAGACCTGACGGCAGACCTGCAGCAGACCTCGGCCGAACCAGCCGCGAAGTCTGCCAACCGCCCGCCGACCGATCGGGGCGCGGCCTGGTACACCAGCAACGGCGATCAGATTGCCCGATCCACACTCGAACTCGCTCAGCGGCGCGACGGCTGGACGCCCAGCGACTGGCGCAATCGCCTGCTGCAACTCGCCGAGCGCTGCGAGAGCGCCAACCCGGAGCGCGCCGCCGAACTCCGCCAGGCGGCGGCGCTCATGTCGAAATCTCTGGCGGATCATCCATGACCGAAACCTGCGAACGACAACTTGCGCTTGCTCTCGCGCCCGACGACCACGCCGCATTCGTGCGCTGGACGTACGGCCTATTCGGCCTCGTGCCGAATGCGGACGATTGTGAGCGCTCCCTGTTCGCAACGCCGTATCCAGGCTGCTACGGCCACGCCGGCTACGTGCTCACCATCGACGGTAGCCCACCGCGCGCGACGATCCTGATCGAGCCCGCCAGTGGACGGATGGTCGCGCTTGCGGGCGACCGCATTGTTCGCGGGAGCGCGGAGGTCGGCGTGTCGAACGCTGCGTCGCAGCGCTATCGCGACTCAGTTCGGTGGCTCGAGCGGCTCGGGCTGGCGATCCCCGCACGTGGAGCGTGAGCGATGAAGAAGTGCGCAAACCCACGTTGCGCCAGTTCACGCAGGCAGACAGGGCGGACCTGCCCGCCACGGTTCCTCCCTGGCGAAAAATCGCCCGAAGGCGACGCGGGAACGCACGCCAATCGCGACAGAGTTTGTTTTGCCCGTCCGAACGGACGCGAACGGGTCGCGACGTGTCGCGTTTGGGGCGGCCGTGGGCGACGCGGGCCGAGCCGGTCGTGCCGACCTACCACCTGGCGGCCCCGTCGGCGACGTGGGCAGAACTCGACGAGCGATGAACTGACCAAGAGGTCGGCGGCGCACGGACGCGCCGTCGCGGAGACACGGAGGTTGACCGATGAAGATTGAGCTGCGGCCATTGGCCGACATCAAACCGCTCGAAAAGAACCCGCGCGACAACGATGCGGCGGTCGATGCCGTCGCGCAGTCGATTCGGCAGTTCGGGTTCCGCCAACCAATCGTCGTCGATGCCGACGGCGTCATCGTCTGCGGGCACACGCGCTGGAAGGCGGCGCAGAAGCTCGGGCTGAAAAAGGTGCCCGTGCATGTCGCCCGCGACCTAACGCCCGAACAGATTCGCGCGTACCGGATCGCCGACAACAAGACGAACGAGCTGGCGGAGTGGAATCTCGACCTGTTGCCGTTAGAGATTGCGGAGCTGCGCGACGCCGGCATCGATTGGTCACTGCTTGGTTTCGACGCCGACGACCTCGCGAAACTGTTTGATGCGGCCGATGGCGTGAAGCAAGGCCTGACCGACCCGGACGACATTCCGGCGCCGCCCGACGAAGCGACCACGCAGCCCGGCGACCTGTGGATTCTCGGTGATCATCGGTTGCTCTGCGGCGACAGCGGCTCACCCGCGGATCTGGACCGGCTGCTCGCTGGCGCGCCCATCCACCTTGTGAACACGGACCCCCCATACAACGTCAAGGTCGAACCCCGCAGCAACAATGCGATCGCCGCCGGCTTGTCGTCATTCCAAGCGACCGAGGCGGCGCGCCGCGACGGCGGTATGAAGCACCACCAGGGCTTCGACCTGGCCCGCGACCCGGAGAAGGCCAAGCGCACGACGAAGAAGATGCGGCCGAAGGATCGGCCGCTGGCGAATGACTTCGTGTCCGATGATGCGTTCGACAAGATGCTCGCGGCGTGGTTCGGCAACATCGCGCGCGTGCTGCTGCCCGGGCGCGGGTTCTACATCTGGGGCGGGTACGCGAACTGCGGGAACTACCCGCCCGTGCTGAAGGCCTGCGAGCTCTATTTCTCGCAGGCAATCATCTGGGTGAAAGAGCATCCGGTCCTCACGCGCAAAGACTTCATGGGCAACCACGAGTGGTGCTTCTACGGTTGGCGCGAGGGCGCAGCGCATCTCTTCCTCGGCCCGAACAACGCGGTCGACGTCTGGTCGATCAAGAAGGTCAATCCGCAATCGATGATCCATCTCACGGAGAAGCCGGTGGAGCTCGCGGTGCGCGCCATGCAGTACTCGTCGCGGCCGGGTGAGAACGTGCTCGACCTCTTCGGCGGTAGCGGCTCGACGCTGATCGCCGCGGAGCAGACGGGCCGCCGCGCGTTCCTCATGGAACTCGACGCACCGTACGCGGATGTCATCGTGCAGCGCTGGGAGAAGTTCACCGGGCGGAAGGCGCAGAGACTCTCAGGCCGAAGAGACGCCCCCGTCGTTGCGGAGGCGTCAGAGGAGGGATCGTGATGTGCGTCGCGTCAGGCGGCGAACTCGAACTTGCCGCGTTCGACCTTGCGGAACCGGGCGTCCTTTCCCTTGGCGTTGATCTCGCGCAGGATCGCGGCGTACAGCGTCGCGTGCGGCGTCTTGCCGCTGGGCGACGACCAGAGTCCCGCCTCGGACATGGCGGCGATCATCTCCTGCGCCCGCATCGCCTGGCCCGACTTCTGCAGCACCTGCGCCGCCGCGTCGAGAGCGCTGACGCGCTTCGGCTTGGCGTCGGCGGCCGGCTTGCGTTCCGCCTTCGGCTTTCCCGCGCCCTTCGGCGCGGCCGCCGTCTTCGTGCCCTTGGTCTGCTTCGCGGTCTTCTTCGTGCTCTTCTTGGACATGGCGTTCTCCTTTGGTTCGCCTCGTCAGGCCCGGGTCTCAAGCGCCCGGGCTACGCGCGCGTTCCGCGCGTTTCGGCGCTACTCCCGTTCGGCCGTCGCGTGGCGGGTCTGGACGATGGTGATCTGGAACTCGCTACCATCCGCGAGCCGCACGACCAGTCCGGCGTCGCGCGTCAGATAGCCGCCGTCCGCGTAGCTCGTGACGCCGCATTCCGCGAGCGCGCCGTCGCCGTCCATGTCGTCCTTCCAGGCCTCGGCCTCGTCGTGCTCGTCGTCGGGCGCGGGGCGATTGCTCAGTTCGTCGAAGAAGTTCTCGAGGATCGCTTGAACGTCGTTGCTGTGCATGGTCGTTTCTCCCTCTCAATTCACCGGGACGGTCATGATGATGTTGCGGCCGTCCGGAAGGTCGTGGTCGAACAGGTACGCGAACGCGACGCCGTCGGCGGCGAGGCGCTCCGCTTCGCTCTTCTGCATCACGTAGTGCTTGCCGCCCAGCAGCACGGCCACACCGTCGCGCGGATCGGCGTACGTGTGCTGGATGGCCTCGTCGGCGTTGTTGAACTCGATGGCGGTGAATTCAATCGTCATGGTGGTCGCTCAATTGGCGTTGCGCGCCGTGTGCTTGGTGGCCGCCTCGTTGCCGGCGGCGTAGGCCTTCTCCAGCGCTTCGCGTACCGTCCAGACCGCCACATCGTGAAAGTCCAGCCGGTCGCTCTTGCGGGTCTCGAGCGTTTCGATGAACAGGACGTCGCGGGCAATCGCGGCGATCGTGGCGTCCCGTTTCTTGTCGTTGGTCGTCTTCATGGCGGCGTCTCCCGGTTAGGCGTTCCAGATGTGGTCTGCGAGCCCGGCGGCCAGGAGGCCGACGATCACGCCGGCCAACTCCGTGGTCGGTTCGATGTCCGCGCCGCGATCCCAGTTGTAGACAGTCACCTTGTCGCTGATCCGCTGCACCCAGAGCTTCGAGATGCGGCTGTCGCCGCCGACCTCCCATTCGCGGTTGGTTGCGGGCTCGGGGAAGACCAGCGCGTCGAAGCGGTGCCCGCCGATCGTGCCGACCACCCAAGCGCCGCCGGCGCTGGTGCGGCGCTGCACCTTCTTGATCACCAGCGTGTCGAGCACTTCGCTGGCGTCGATCCCGTCGTTCGTCTTGGCGTCGTTCGCGTTCATGTCGTTGTCTCCGTTCGGTTGCGTGTTCATGTTTCAGTCCTTCTCCGGTACGAACAGGTCGCCGGCGTCCCAGATCTCTTGCCCGTAGGCGGTCTCGACCAGGTACGACCATGCGTCGATCCCGATGCGGCGGTACGTGCTCACCCGCTCGATGCGGCCCGGTTCGCCGTCCGTCTTGGAAACCACCTGCGTGCCGGGCGTCAGGCGGCGGTTCGCGTTCTTCGTCGTCGTGGCCATCTGCGTTTCTCCTTGCGGTACGCGGCGTGCGTACAGACACATGAAGCCATGGGTTTGCCCGGAAATCCACTCGCATTCGGAGAATTTCCAGACATTCTTGAGGACGCCGCCGGGCAGGTCCGAGTCTGTGGCGAGAGCGCGCTCCGGCGCGTTCCCGGCGGCCGGGACCGCCTACCCGTTACGTACGCGGCCCCGTGGCCGCCGTGTTGCGAACGGGGCCTACCCGGGCGGGAGGCGGCGTAGATGGCGGAACCGGACGCCAAGCTGAACCCGGCGGCGCTGCCGCTTCCGGACGCGGCCCGGCTGCTGAGCGCGGCGGGCGGCCAGCGGATCACGCTCGACATGCTCGAGGCGGACCGCGCCGCGGGAGCGCCGGCCAACGCGGACGGTACGTTGAATTTGGTCCACTACGCGGCGTGGCTCGTGCGGGAGATGTCCGGCCGTGGCGATTGACCCGCGCAAACTGAAACCGACCGAAGCGGTCCGCCTGCTGAACTCCACGCCGCTCGGCGAGGTGCTCAGCGAGCGGCAGCTCCACCGTCATCGTTCGCGCGCGGGGTTCCGTATCGGTGACGATCGCACGGTCGACCTGCTGCGCTACGTCGCGTGGCTGGTGCTCGAACGCCATCGCCCGCGCCCTGAACCCGAGGGCCTGACCGGCTACGAGGCGATGAAGGAGCGCGCGGCGCAGCGGAACCGTGAATTGGCGCTGCTCGGTCGCGACATCGGCGAGCTGCCCCCGGTGGTCAATCCCGATCGAAAGGCGCGGGCCGCGACGGATTTTCGGTTCTTCTGCGAGCAGTACTTTCCGCAGACGTTCCACCTACCGTGGTCACCGGACCATCTGAAAGTCATCGCGAAGATCGAACAGGCCGTACTCGAGGGCGGGCTGTTTGCGATGGCCATGCCGCGCGGCAGCGGCAAGACGTCGCTGTGCGAAATCGCTTGTGTCTGGGCGCTGGTTTATGGGCATCGCGAGTTCGTGGCGCTGATCGGAAGCGACGAAGAGCACGCCGCCAACATGCTCGACAGCATCAAGGTCGAGTTGGAAACCAATGACGCGCTGCTCGATGACTTCCCGGAGGTGGTCTACCCCATCCGCGCGCTGGAGGGGATTCACCAGCGCGCCGCGGGCCAGCTCTTCCAGGGCAAGCAGACGCACATCGGCTGGACCGCCAAGGAGATCGTGCTGCCGACGATGCCCGGCAGCGGGGCGAGCGGGTCGATCATCAGCGTGGCGGGGATCACCGGGCGCATTCGCGGCATGAAGCACAAACGCGTGGACGGCACGAGCGTGCGGCCGTCGCTCGTACTAATCGATGACCCGCAGACGGATGAATCAGCGCGCTCGCCCTCGCAATGCGTGACGCGCGAGCGAATCCTGTCGGGCGCGATCCTCGGTTTGGCCGGGCCCGGAAGGAAGATCGCCGGCCTGATGACGCTCACGGTCGTCCGGCCTGATGACCTGGCCGATCGCATCCTCGACCGTGAAAAACACCCGCAGTGGCAAGGCGAACGCACGAAGATGGTCTACGCGTTCCCGACCGACGAGGCGCTCTGGGCACGTTACGCCGAACTGTGGCGAGAGGGGATGCGGGCGGATCGTGGCATGGCCGAGGCCACGGAGTTCTATCGCGCCAACCGTGAAGCGATGGACGCTGGCGCCGTGGCTGCCTGGCCCGAGCGACATCATCCGGATGAACTGTCCGCCGTGCAGCATGCGATGAATTTGCGTCTGGATCGTGGCGACGCCGCGTTCTGGGCCGAGTACCAAAACGAACCATTGCCGGAGGAGCAGGCGGATTCGGATCTGCTCACGGCCGACCAGATCGCCGCCAAGACCAACGGCCATCGACGCGGCGAAATCCCCATCGGCTGCACGCACTTGACGATGTTCGTCGACGTCCAGGCCAAGGCACTGTTCTGGCTCGTGGCAGCGTGGGAGAACGATTTCACGGGCTACGTCGTCGATTACGGAACGGAGCCCGATCAGAGGGAGGCGTATTTCACGCTGCGCGACCTGCGGCAGACGCTCGCCCTCGCCATGCCGCGGGCCGGAATCGAGGGTGCAATCTACGCTGGCCTGGAGCGGCTCACGACCCGGCTGCTCGATCGCGAATGGCGGCGTGACGATGGCGCGATGGTGCGGATTGATCGCTGCCTGGTGGATGCGAACTGGGGCAGCTCGTCCGACGTCGTGTATCAGTTCTGCCGGCAGTCGAAGCACGCGACGATTCTGCTTCCGTCGCACGGGCGCTATGTCGGCGCCTCGTCGATCCCGTTTTCTGATTACAAGCGGCGGCGCGGCGACCGAGTGGGATTGAACTGGCGCGTGCCGACCGTGAATGGCAAGCGCGCCGTTCGCCACGTCTCGTTCGACACGAACTTCTGGAAGTCGTTCATCCACGCCCGCCTGGCGGTTGCGATGGGCGATCCCGGCTGCCTGTCGCTCTTCGGCCGCAAACCCGAGCAGCACCAGTTGCTGGCCGCGCACCTGACCAGCGAATATCGCGTGAAGACCGAAGGCCGCGGGCGAACCGTCGACGAATGGAAGCTCCGGGTCGACGGCTCGGACAACCACTGGTTCGACGGACTCGTGGGCGCCGCGGTCGGCGCTTCAATGCTCGGCGCCGCTTTGATGGGCGAAGGTGATCAACCGACGGTCCGGCAAGCCATCCGGCTATCCACCATCCAGCGGGGCCGGCGATGAAGCCCGACACGACCAAGCCACTGCCGGAGCCCGCGCCGCGCGGGCTCATCTGTCCGCGCTGCGGCTGTGCCGAGTTCCGCGTGGTCTACACACGCGCCGCCGCGGGCGGTCGCATTGTCCGGCGCCGGGAGTGCCGCTATTGCGGGCGTCGGATGACCACTTCTGAGCGGCCGCTCGGATCGTGACCGGCCCCACCCCGGGTTCCGGAATGTCTACCGGTGTAACGATCTGATCGACGAGCGGGCCCCCGCGCGCATTTCCCAACGGCACGGCGTACGTAACGGGTAGACCGTCCGCGGGATGGTGTAACGGCAACATGCTGGCCTCATTCGCCGGCGCTGTGGGTTCGAATCCCGCTCCCGCTATCGGAGTAACGCCGCGATGCCCGACACGACCATCGAGGACGCGATCCGCGACAACGCCGCCGGCCCCAAGAAGGCCCAGGGCGATGCCGGCTCGGTCGAACAGCATTCGATCCCCGAGCAGATCGAGGCGGATCGCTACCTGGCCTCGAAGGAAGCGTCGAAGCAAGGACTCGGCATTCGGATGACGAAGGTTGTCCCACCCGGAGCGATTTGAGCGTGCTGAACTGGTTGCGACAGCTTGGTTCGCGTCTCGTGGGCGCCGGAGCGATTGCCCGCGGCCGATTGTTCGTCGTCCGCGGCAAGTATGACGCCGCGCAGACCACGCACGAGAACCGCCGCCACTGGGCGAATGCCGATCATCTCTCCGCCGACGCCTCGGCCAGCGCCGAAGTGCGGCGCGTGCTGCGCAGTCGCGCCCGCTACGAGATTGCCAACAACAGCTACGCCAAGGGCATCGTCCTCACGCTGGCGAATTACGTCGTTGGCACCGGCCCGCGGCTGCAGATGCTCACCGACGATCCGGAAGCCAATCGGTTGATCGAGAAGGAATTCTCTCTCTGGGCCAAGGCCGTCGGCCTGGCCCACAAGCTGCGCACGATGCGGATCGCCCAGTGCGAAGCGGGCGAGGTCTTCGGTCTGCTCGCGACCAATCCACGCGTCGCAGCGCCCGTGCAATTGGACCTGCGTCTGATCGAGGCCGATCGTGTCTGCGCGCCAATGCTGACCGCGCTTCGCGGCCCCGAGACTGTGGACGGCATTCTCTTCGACGAATTCGGCAACCCGGTCGCGTACACCGTGCTGCGACGGCACCCGGGCGACGCCGCGAGTCTGCGCGGCAGCGGCCTGGATTTCGACGTCCTGCCGATCGAATCGATCATCCATCTGTTCCGCGCCGAGCGGCCAGGCCAGAACCGTGGCGTTCCCGAAGTCACGAGCTCGCTGTCGCTCTTCGCCATGTTGCGGCGCTACACGCTGGCAGTGCTGGGTTCCGCCGAGCAGGCGGCGCTGCCGTCGGGCGTGATCTACACCGACGCGCCGGCGGACGCGGAAGCGGCTCAGGTCGAGCCGATGGACACGGTCGACATGGACCGTGGCACGTGGTTGACCATGCCGTACGGCTGGAAGGTCGGCCAGCTCAAAGCCGAGCAGCCGACGACCGTGTACAGCGATTTCAAGCACGAGGTGATCAACGAGATCGCCCGCTGTCTGAACATGCCGTTCAACATCGCGGCGGGAAATTCATCGGGCTACAACTACGCCTCAGGGCGACTCGACCACCAAGCGTTCTTCAAGGCTATCCGCATCGATCAGGCGTACCTCGCCGACGTCGTGCTCGACCGCGTGCTCAATGCGTGGTTGAACGAGGCGGTTCTGATCGAAGGCTATCTGCCACAGAGCGCTCGCACGCTTGATGTGAACCTCGCCCACCAGTGGTTCTGGGACGGACTCGAACACGTCGACCCGCAGAAGGAAGCCACGGCGCAGGCAACGCGCCTCACGAGTCATACCACGACGCTGGCCGCCGAATTCGCGAAAGCCGGACTGGACTGGGAGAGCGAGCTGCGCCAGCGAGCGCGCGAAGTAGCGCTCATGCGCGAGTTGGGGTTGACGACAGATCAAGCCGCGCCGGCGGCGACGGACGACATGGAGGATGACGGCGATGTCACGGAAGACAACGTCGCCCGCCGGGCGGCCTGAACCCAATGAACGACTCCCCGAGCGGCTTGAACTCCGCGCCGGTTCCGGCGCGATCACGCTGCAGGCGGTTGCTACCGAGGGCAGCGACGCGATCCCGCGTTTCATGATGGTCGCCTACACGGGCGAGCCCATGACGGTCGAGGGTTGGCGCCACCCGGTGGTGGTCGACCTCGAAGGGCTTTCGATCCCGTCGCAGCGCCGGCCGGTTCGGTTCGGCCACAGCATGTTCGCCGGCGTCGGACATACCGAACGCATCGTTGTGGAGGGCGGGCGGCTGATCGCCGAGGGCATTGTCTCCCGCGACACCGACGTGGCCCGCGAAATCGTCGCCAGCGGCAAGCGCGGCTTCCCGTGGCAGGCTTCGATTGGAGCGCAGGTCGCTCAGGCCGAGTTCATCCGCAACGGCAAGTCGATCACCGTCAACGCGCGCACGTTCGAAGGGCCGGTCTACGTCGCCCGTCGAACCGTGCTCGGAGAAATCAGCTTCGTCGACCTCGGCGCCGACGGAAACACGACCGCGACCATCGCGGCACAGCGGCAGGAGAACGCTCTCATGGACGAGACGAACAACGCGCCGGTCACCCCGGCCGACGAAACAACGACGCCGGAACCCACGCGTGAGGCACCGACGGACGGGCAAGGCACGGATGCCAGCCCGTCCGTCACCCCCGTGACGGAGCTGCGCGCCCAGGCGCTGGCCGAGACCAAGCGCATCACGGCCATCCGCCGTGTCTGCGCGGGCCGCTATCCGGACATCGAAGAGCGCTCGATCACCGAGGGCTGGACGCAGGATCGCACGGAACTCGAGGTGCTGCGCGCCTCGCGGCCGAAGGCGCCGGCTGTCCAGGTGACAGACAACGCGATCGGCGGACGGGTGCTCGAGGCCGCGTGCGTGCTGACCGCCAAGCTCTCGAAGGTCGAGAAGGAATATGACGAGAAGACGCTCGACGCGGCATCGCGACGGTTCCGCAATGGGATCGGGCTCCAGGAGTTGCTGCTCGAGGCGGCGCGGGCCAACGGCTACACCGGCTGGAATTTCCGCGACAGCCGCGCGGTGCTGCGGGCGGCGTTCGGTCAGAACCTCCAGGCCGGGTTCTCGTCGATCGACATCGGCGGCATCCTGTCGAATGTCACGAACAAGTTCCTGCTGGAGGGCTTCTTCAGCGTCGAGCGCACGTGGCGCAACATCACCGCCGTCCGCAACGTCAGCGACTTCAAGACCGTCACCAGCTACCGGCTGATCGGCAAGGACCAGTATGAGAAGGTCGCACCGGGCGGTGAGCTGAAGCACGGCACGCTGGGCGAGCAGAGCTACACGAACAAGGCCGACACGTACGGCTTGCTGCTCTCGATCGATCGTCGCGACATCGTCAACGACGATCTTGGTGCGATCACGACGGTTCCGCGCAAGCTGGGCCGCGGATCGGGCCTGAAGATCAACGATATCTTCTGGTCGATCTTCATGAACAACGCCGCATTCTTCGCGGCCGGCAACAACAACTATCTCACCGGCGCCGACACGGCGCTGGGCATCGACGGCCTGACCAAGACCGAGGTCGCGTTCCTCAACCAGACTGACCCGGACGGCAAGCCGCTCGGCGTCATGCCGCAAGTAATTCTCGTTCCTACGGCGCTGAGCGCGATGGCCACGGTGCTCTTTAAGTCGCTGGAGATCCGCGACACGACCGCCAACACGAAGCAGCCGATCGCCAATCCTCACACCGGCAAGTTCCGTGTCGAGGTGAGCCGCTATCTGAGCAACACGCAGTACACCGGGTTCTCCGACAAGGCCTGGTACCTGCTGGCCGATCCAATCGACCTTCCGGTGATCGAGACCGCGTTCCTGAACGGTCAGGAGTCGCCCACCATCGAAACCGCCGAGGCCGACTTTAACGTGCTCGGCGTCCAGATGCGCGGGTTCCACGACTTCGGTGTCGGCCTTCAGGAGCCGCGCGGCGGGATCAAGGCGAAGGGTGAAGCATGATCAGTCTCCCCCATGCTTCCGGACCAGACGTTGCCCTCGTTGGCGACGAAACCTGGCGGGACATCCCTGGGTTCCCGGACTACCAAGCCGGCGACCGTGGGCGGATTCGCAGCCGCAAGACTGGCGCGTGGCAGGTGCTGCGCCAAACGCCGCATCGCGGAAACGGTTACTTGGTCATCAGCCCGCGGGTGGGCGGTCGGTATGTCACGAGAAGCGTGCATCGCTTGGTAACCCGCGCGTTCTTCGGGGATGCAGCCGGCCGCGATGTGAACCACATCAACGGCAACAAGCACGACAACCGCCTCGAGAACCTGGAGTACCTCAGCCGTGGTGAGAACCATCGCCACGCCTATCGAACCGGGCTGCGTGACGCGGTAGGCCGGAAGCTGACCGACGACCAAGTGCAGCACATCGCAGCGCTGCGAGGTCGCGCGACGCAAACGGAGATCGCCAGGTTGTTCGGCGTAAGTCGCAGCATCATCGGGCGAATTCACAACCGGCAGCGCTGCACGCTCTTGTCCGCTTGAGATTGAGGAGAAAACGATGCCACAAGCAACATTCGTACAGGACGGCATGTCGATCGACTACACGCCCGGCGCGGCCGTACCCGCGGGTGAGGTGGTCGTGCAGGGCGAACTGGTCGGCATCGCGAAGTTCGCGATCGCGGCCAGCACGCTCGGCTCGCTCTCGGTCGACGGCGTTTACGACTTTCCCAAGGCGACCGGCGGCGGCACCGCGATCACGGCCGGCGCCACGCTGTATTGGGACGACACGAACAACCGCGCAACGACAAACGCCGCCGCCGGTGCGAACAAGCTGATCGGCAAGTGCATCAAGGCGGCTGCCGACGCGGACACGACGGTGCGGGCACGGATGTCGCAGTGAGTGGAAGGCGCATGAGCGATGGCCGACCTGATTCAGAAGGGCCTTGCCTGGCTCAACGACCAGCGCCACGCCCACATGACGCAAACGGTGCTGTATGTCCGCGACACCGAAAATGCGAGCTACGTCGTCGAGTTGCTGGCGACGATCGGGCGGACGGAGTTCGAGCAGGTGGACGAGTTCGGCATCGTCCACAAGCTGCAGTCGCGGGACTTCCTGATCCGAGCTGAAGACCTGGTGCTGAACAGCGAGCTGACGCTGCCCAAGGCCGGCGATCGGGTCCGCGAGACGGTCGGAGCGCAGACGTTCGTGTACGAGGTGATGGCCCCGGGCAGTGAGCCGCCGTGGCGCTATAGCGACCCGTACCGGAAGACGCTGCGGGTCCACACGAAGCACGTGAGCACGGAGTGAAGACGTGAAGGTCGATGCACCGCCGATCAACGGCAACGCTCGCCAGAAGCTCGCCTGGCTGCTCGGCGTGCTGCTGGCCGTAATCCTGATCCTGGTGCTCGGCTCGGGGGCCATGCTCCTGCGTCACGACTCGAAGATCGCCGTGCATGAAACGCGGCTCGACGGTGTCGAGCGAACGCTGGCACGCATCGAAACAAAACTCGACCGATTGCTGGAGCGGCAACCGTGAGCACTGTGATCGAAATCGCCGATGCGGTCGTCGCCAGTTTGAACGCCGGCACGTTCAGTCAGGCGTTCGAAGCCGAGCGGAAGTACCAGCCGTCCTTCGAGCTGCCCGACATGCAGACGCTGCACGTTAGCGTCGTGCCACGTTCGGTCGCGATCACCACCGCGACGCGCGACAGCAGCTATTTCGACTGCGCGGTCGACGTCGGCGTGCAGAAGAAGGTGAATCCCGACGAGCCGGACGAGCTCGACGAGTTGATGACGCTGGTCGAGGAGATCGCTGACCACTTGCGGATGAAACGGTTGGACGAAGCACCGCAAGCCGCGTGGGTTTCGATCGAGAACGAGCCGGTGTTCGCGTCGGAGCATCTCGACCAGCAGCGGGTTTTCACAAGCGTGCTGACCGTGACGTACCGGGTACGGAGATAGGCGATGCCCGCGAACGCGGTGATCCAGACGATCGCATTGGGCAGCCCGCAGTGGACGCCGCTCGGCGGCAAGTCCACCGTTGCCCAGTTCACGCTGATCGCCGACCCGAAGAACACGAGCAACATCAACCTGCGCTTCCGTCAGGGTGTGCCGGCGGAGTGGCCGCCGGGAGCGGCCGCGCCGTTCGAGTCGGTCGACATGGCGGAGCTCGAGGTCCAAGGCAGCCCCGGACACTCACTGCTGATCGCAGGATTCGCCCCGGGCAGCGATCCCCGCGGGCTGGCGGGCGAGGGTTCGTCGCGGGTTTTCGTGCCGACACAAGGCGCCCCCATCGGTGGCGGGGTTGAACCTGGCGGCGGCGAGATCGGGTGAACGATGCCAGCGAACGTGTACATGAAGTCGTTCAACCTCGGCGCGGGCTCATACGTGAAGCTCGCCGACGTATCGACGGTCATGAACATGACGATCATCGCCGGTTCGAAGAACTCGGGCAGCGTCAACGTGCGGTTCCGCGGCGGCACACCCGTCTCGTGGCCGCCGGGCGCGGCGGCGATGTTCGAAGGCGTGGACATCACGGAATTCGAGGTTCAAGGAGCTGCGGGACACCTGCTGCTCGTCGTCGGTTACACGCGGTAAGGAGGCTGCGCGATGCCCATCAAGCTCGGCATGGAAGCCAAGATTTACTTCAAGGCCGGCGGCCAGGGCGGCGGCGGCGCTTGGACCGAGTTGACCAATGTCCGCGACGTGACGCTTTCGCTGGAGACCGGCGAGGCCGACGTCACCACGCGCGCGAACGCCGGCTGGCGGGCCACGGTCGCAACACTCAAAGACGCATCGGTCGAGTTCGAGATGGTCTGGGATACGGCGGATGCGGGGTTCACCGCGATCAAGAACGCCTACCTGACCAACGCCCCGATCGGTTTCCAGGTGCGTGACGGCGTTGGCGGCCAGGGTCTCCAGGCCGACTTCATGATCACGCAGTTCTCGCGCAGCGAGCCGCTGGAGGAGGCGATCTCGGTCTCGGTGACATCGAAGGTGACGTACTCGACCACGCCGCCCAGTTGGATTTGACGCATAGCGCGGAGGAGCAGACGTGCCCACCAGCAACCTGACAGTCAGCGGCGACATCGGCGGCGTCGGCGTGAACTCGAGTTTCAGCCGCACGGCCACGGGCCAGATCTCGCACGACGTGACGATCAATCCGGCCAAGACTGGCACGTTGACGACGCGCACGGACAACACGTCCGGCATTGCGACGCTCGAAGCCGGCCACGGCATCGTCGTCAGCAACGTCGTCGATCTCTATTGGACCGGCGGACGGCGCTACAACGTGAACGTGACGGCCGTTGCGACCAACGACGTGACATTCTCCGGCGGAACGGGCGACAACCTGCCCGTACAGAGCACCGCTCTGACCATGACCAAGCAACAGACGATCGACACCGACTTCGTCGGGAATCTGCTCGTCGCGATCGGCTCGCTTTGTGCGGCGCGGGCGCATCTGAGCTTCTACGAGTCAGCGGTGTTGCGGTTGTCACTTGATCTCACCGCGAACGAGTTGTGGTTCTGGGTCAATGGCGGTACCGCGGCCAACCCACTCGCCGCTGCAACTGTGACGCACATCGTCGCATCGCAGGCGGGGACAGCAGCGGCTTCGCTGAAAGTCGGAGCGCTCTACACCAGCGCGTAACGAAGCACGAACGAGCCAAGGAGGGCTCATGAAGACGTTCAACGACAACGCTGGTCGCACCTGGACGCTGGCCGTCAACGTCGACGCCATCAAGCGCGTCGAAGGGCTGATTAACGGGGTGAACCTGGCCAATCTGACGCACGGTGATCCGCCGCTGCTGACGCGGCTGGAAACCGACATCGTGCTGCTCTGCGACGTGATCTTCGCGTTGGTCAAGCCGCAAGCCGACCAGCTGGGCGTCTCGGATGAGGAATTCGGGAAGGCGATGGGCGGCGACGCAATCATCGCCGCGCACGACGCTTTATGGGAGGAGCTCAACGGTTTTTTCCGCCAGCTGCGCCGGACCGACACGGCGCGGGCGATCGAAAAGCAGGCGACGCTGGTCAGGGCGACAGTGGCGGCGATCGAGCAGCAGGTGGAGACGCTGGACGTCGACGAGGTGATCGCGAAAGCCCTTGGCAGCTCTGTTGGGAACTCGCGGGAATCGCCGGCGTCGATCCCGGACCCCTGACGCTGCGCGAACTGGTGCTAATGGCCGAAGGGCGCGTGCGCGACGAGTGGCGGCGCACGTCGGTACTGCTGGCACTGACTGCCAATTGCCACCGCGATCCTAAGAAGACGAAGGCGCTCCGGCCGGCGGACTTTGATCCGTTCCGCGAGCCGGAGAAACCGATTCGGGTTGACATCACCGTCCTCAAGGACGTGTTCATCGATCGACAGATGCCCGGGTATGGAGGCCCGGGTGAGTTCGAGTGAGGCAAGCACAAGGAGAAAGCGTATGCCTCTTCCGGAAGAAGTCGTGCAGAGCGTGTCGTCCACCAACTTCAAGTCGCTGGGCGACGGTCCGTCGTTCTACCACAACCTGGCGATGAGCAACGCGACCAACCAGCAGAACCTGGCCGCGCAGAACGCGATCGCGCAGCAGCAGGCGCTCGGCACCGTGCTGACGGCTGCCGTCGGCAAGATCGTGAAGGCGCTGACCGAGGCCGACGCCGAGGAAGCCGCGTCGCTGAACAAGGTCTTCAGCGGCGACGACGTGGCCAGCAAGATCGCGTCGCTTCTGAGCGCGCTCGGGAGCGGCCAGGTCGCGGCCAAGACGGCCCAGACCACGCCGCCTCCGACCGGCGGCTAGTCGCCTGACGTCATGCGCCCGCGGAGCCGCCGATCCGGTGCGCTCCGCGGGCGCTGTTTTGTTTCGCGCGAGGATGCGGCGGTGATCACGTTCGATATCAAAGACCTGTTCTTCGATCGCGCCACGGTGAAGCGGGCCGTGGATAAGGCGAAGCGCGCCGTGCTCTCGAAGGCCGGCGCTTTCATCCGCACCACAGCCAAACACAGCATCCGCACGCGCAGGGGTTCCGCGCCGCCGGGCAAGCCGCCGCACTCGCACAAGGGCACGCTGCGCCGCCTGATCTTCTTCGGCTACGACCGCAGCAGTGACAGCGTGGTGGTCGGGCCGGTCGGATTCCGGCGGAGCACCGCGCCAAACGTTCTGGAGTTCGGCGGTAAGGCAACGCTGGTTCGCCGTAGGCGCGGCAAGCTCGTGCGCGAGCGGGCCGCCTACGACTCGCGGCCGTTCATGGGACCGGCGCTGGAGAAGGAACGTCCCAAGTTGCCGAGCCGATGGGCCAATTCGCTGCGGGGAGGATGAGCGATGGCCGACACGAAAGGCATTCGCGCCGGCCGGGCGTTCGTCGAGTTGGGCGTCTCCGACAAGTTGACGAAGGGACTCCAGGCCGCCGAGAAACGGCTGAGGGCCTTCGGCGAGGGTCTGCGCTCGGTCGGCACGAAGCTGGCCGCGATCGGCGGAACGGCGCTCACCGCACTATTCGGCACTGCGAAAACGTTCGCCGACATGGGCGATTCGCTGGACGAAATGTCCGCGCGCACCGGCGTCAGCGTCGAGACACTCTCGGAGCTGGGTTTCGCTGCGGAACTTGCCGGCGCCGACATGGAAACGCTGGAGACCGGCATCCGCAAGATGCAGAAGACTGTCTCGGAGGCGATCGGCGGATCAAAGAGCGCCGCCGACGCGCTCGCGCAGCTCGGCTTGTCAGTCGCCGACCTGAAGGGCCTCTCGCCGGAGCAGCAATTCAAACTACTCGCCGACCGGATCAGCCAGATTGAAGACCCGACGGCACGGGCGGCGGCCGCGATGGAGATCTTCGGCAAGTCGGGCACGCGCCTGCTGCCGCTGATCGCCGACGGCGCGAAGGGACTGGCGAAGTTCCAGGAGCAGGCCCGGGCGCTGGGGCTGACGATCTCGACGCAGGCGGCGAAGGACGCGTCGGTCCTGGCTGATGCGCTGGACACGCTGTGGAAGGTGATCAAGCAGGCAGTCTTCTCGATCGGCTCGGCGCTCGCGCCCACTATCACCGAGCTGGCGGGCAAGGTCACCCGGGCGGTCGTCGCATTCAGCGAATGGATCAAGCAGAACAAGGCGATCGTCGTCACGGTGTTTCAGGTTGCGGCCGGCGTGGCCGCCGCTGGTGTGGCGCTGGTTGCGCTGGGGTTCCTCGTCTCGGGCCTCGGCGCGGCTCTTGGTGGGCTCGCGACGATTGTGACGGGCATCGGAACCGCGTTCGGCGTGATCGGCGGCGCAATCGCCGCGCTGGTCTCGCCGATCGGATTGGCGATTGCCGCCGTCGCAGCGCTGGGAACGGCGATACTCGTCTACACGGGTGCGGGCGCGGACGCGCTGACGTGGCTGGGTGAGCAGTTCGCCTGGCTGCGCGACAGCATATCTAAGGTAATAGGTGGAATCACCGACGCCCTGGCCGCCGGCGACATCACGCTCGCGGCACAGATCCTCTGGCTGGCGCTGAAGTTGGCGTGGCAGGAAGGCGTCGCGGCGCTGAATCGGGCATGGCTCGAAGCCAAGCGCTTCTTCATCGGAATCGCGCAGGCCATGTGGTTCGGCGCGCTGGCCGCAGCGCAGCAGGTTTTTCACGCCCTCGAAGTCGCCTGGATCGAGACCACCGCATTCCTCTCCAAGACCTGGACCAACTTCACCAGCGACGTGCAGGAGGCGTGGCATCTCGTGCAGAACTGGCTGACGAAGCGCTGGATCGACGTGATGAATCTCTTCGGCGACCTCACCGACGAACAGGCGGCGGCGGCAAAGCAGATGGCGGATCAGGACTTCGCCGACACGGCCGCGGGCATCGAGCAGCGCCGCAGCGGCGCGCTGACGGAGCGCGAACAGCGCCGACAGAGCGAGCGCGGCCAGTCCGCTGCGGTCAACGAGGCGACGCTGGCCGAGATCGGCAAGCAGTTCGATGAGGCCCAGGCGGCGCTCGACAGCGCGACCGATTCGCGCGTCGCCGAGACGAAGCGCGCCCTGGCCGAAGCCCGCAAGCAGCTCGACGAGGCGATCGCCGCCGCGCGCGCTAAGCGCGAGGCTGCCGACGCCGGCGGCGGCCCACCGCGTCGCAAGATCAAAGACCCCCTCGATGGACTGGAGGACCGGCTCGCGGGCTTGGGCGACCTCGTGGCCAAGAAGATCTCGGTCACCGGCACTTTCAACCCGCTTGCCGCGCAGGGACTCGGCGCGGGCGATGCGGACGAACGGACGGCCCGCGCCACCGAACAAACCGCAAAGCATACGAAGCGCCTGGCCGATGCGGCGGTCACGGGCGGCCTCACGTTCGCATAGGAGGTCCGCTTGCCCGTCGAAGTCGTCGAAAAGTTCGAGAGCCGGCTGGTCACGACGGGCGCGAACCCGTCGGTCGAGCTGCGCTATGCCATTCGCGGCACGAACGACGACGTCGAAGCCCGCGGCGCGCTCGTCACCGGCTCGCCCACGCTGTACGACCCGTGGGGCTCGGGCCTGCTTTTCCTGCCGCGCGATACCGTCAGCATTCAGCCGGTCGGTGATCTGCTGTGGGAAGGCATCGTCCGCTACGGCACGGTCCCGCAGACCAACGAGTCCGTCTTCTCATTCGACACGGGCGGTGGCGCGCAGCACATCACGCAGAGCCTCGCCAACGTCGCCCGCTACGCGCCGCCGGGCCAGACCGCGCCGAATTTCAAGGGCGCGATCGGCGTCACGGCCGACAGTGTCGAGGGCGTGGACATCACCGTGCCCGTCTACCACTTCGCGGAGACACATTACCTGGCCGACGCGGTCGTCACGCTGGCGTACAAGCTCACGCTGTTTGCACTGACCGGCCGCGTAAACAACTCGGCATTCAAGGGCTTCGCCGCCGGCGAGTGCCTCTTCCTCGGTGCGGCCGGCACGAAGCGCGGCAGCGGCGATTGGGAGATCGGCTACCGCTTCGCCTCCAGTCCGAACGTGACCGGCCTGACCGTCGGCGACATCACCGGCATCAACAAAAAGGGCTGGGAATACCTGTGGGTGCGCTACGCCGACGCCGAGGACGCCGCCGCCAAGGCGCTGGTGAAGAAACCGATCGCGGCCTACGTCGAGCAGGTCTACCCGTACGGCGATCTCAACGCGCTGGGGATTTGAGCGATGGCGAGCACGCTGCAAAAGGTGAAGCGCGGCGACCCGCTGGTCATTCCGGCGGGCACGTTCAACACGTTTGTCGATGCCGCTCGCGATTTCCAGCAGCGGCAGCGCAGCGCCCAACGCACTACGCAGCGCGACCAGCTCGACACGGGGATCATCCTGATCCGCAACGAGAGCGGCGCGGACCGTGGGCGTTTCGACGTGCTGGGAATCAGCGGGCCGATCATCGAGCCGGTCGATAACGCCGAGGAGTTCAAGCAACGTGTGGCGCTGAAAGGCGTCGTGCCATCCAGTCCGCACGCCGGCAAGTTCGCGATCCTGCTGGAACCGGCGACGAATCAGACCATCGTGCGGGCCTGCCTCGACGGCGTCTGCCCAGCGCGCGTGCGCATGGATGACGAAGCGCACGAGTTTGCGGATATCGAAGTCGGGCAGGCAGCGCAGCTTAAGAGCGCAGAATCAGGGACAGCGCGGCTGCTATGGGTCGAGCCGGTCGAAGATCGCGCCGACCCAGACATCGCCTGGACGGTGGTGCGCATCGGCGGCGGCGGCGCCGGGGGTACTGCCTCCGCGTCGTTTGCAATGATCACGTCCAAGTCCGGCATCGCGCCGCCGTTCCGGTACGCGGCCGCCGAAGCCACGATGGACGAGGACGGCGCGTGGTCCCAGGTCGGCGGCGGCGCGGCCTACAACAACGTCTTCAACCTCGAGGAGCAGGGCGCGGGCGGGCAGTGGGTGAACCCGCTTGTGGTGGGCGACGTTGTGATCATCTTCCCCGCGCCGGATTCCGAGGTGGACGCCTTCGTCTGCACGCGCTCGCACTACCGGGGGACGTATTGATGGGTGCGTTCCGCGTGCGACAGGTCGATCGCGAGTCCGGCGCGGTGCTGGCGCGCTTCGTCGCGCCCAATCTGCTGGCCTACGAAGGCGTCCGTTACGTGCTGCGCCAGATCTTCCCGCCCTACGACACGGCGATGACGTTCCAGCTCGGTGTCTGCGGCGCGAGTGCAGGCTCTCCGTTCAACCGGCCGAATTCCGGCGGCGGTGCCGGGTTCGGCCCGGACCTGACCTTCGTGCAATGCACGGACGCCAACGCTAACGAGGGCGGCTGCTACACGCAGGGCATGCGGAATTCGTTCGGCTACGCGCGGCAGGCGGTCTCGTTTACGGCGTCGCTGGAGGCCGACGGCGGCGCGCTGGTCGCACCGGAGGAGGAGTTCCCGAACGAACACGAATGGACCCCGCAGGCGGCGTCCGCGTGGAACCTGCCCTGGACGCCGGACGTCATCGAGCAAGCGCCGCCGGAGTGGAACAACCGCCACGACTGGGAGCCCGAGATCGGCTACCCGTGGCAATGGCCGCGCAAGCGCTGCTATGAGGAGTGCGACCCGTTCGACCCGCTGGATTGCATCCATTCCTACATGCACCAGTGGGACGCGACCGGCGAGCTGGACTGGCTGTGCGACTTCCGCAAGATGGGCGGCTTCCCGATCACGCTCGCCTTCCTGATCGACACGGCACACAGCAAGCTGATCGCCGCCGCGGCGTTCGCCGCGCCGGTGCTGCTACGACCGGGCACGACGCTGCATGTCGAGTACAAGGCCCGCATTTTCGGCACGCGCGTCACGCGCGACTTCGCGCTACGCTTTGCCAAGTACGCCTTCCAGAAAACCGGCAGCCGCTACGACACGATCTACTGCCGGCCGCTGCTGTCCGGCGCGCCCAAGCCGACGCGGCGCACGACCTACGACGACATCGACGACCACTTCCATGCGCAGTTTGCGGCCGTTGCGCTCAGCTCGTGGACCTACGTCGCCGGTCCACCGCCGCGCGTCGAGTCGAGCAACACGCCGCAGTGGACCAATTCCACCGGCGACGCGGTCGGCCCGTTCGCCTGGCTCGCGATCTACGGCAGCATCGGCGGCTCGAACGAGTTGATGTGGCTCACGAAGATCGATCCGCCTGCCAGCGTGCCGAACGGCGACACGCTGCGCGTTCCCGGCAAGGTCAAGTTTCAGTTGGATGGGGTGTAGCCGATGCCGTTCGTTGACATCGTTAGCGACCAGCACGCCATCTACGGCACGCACTCGCACGCCGAGGAGGGCTTCGCCACGCGCGGCGGAACCTACCCGGGCCAGCTCAAATGGTCCGACCTGCACCCGCCGGGCGTCCGAGTGCTGCCGAAAGGATCGCCGCCGGCCGGGCCGGGCGAGATCAACTGGGAGGACACGCTCGGCGGCAAGTTCGCGCTGGCCGTCGAGAAGCTGGAAGGATTGCTGTACGCGGTATTCGGCTCTCGCCCGAACGGCAATCCCAAGCGCCAATGGTACGACCGCCAGCATCCGCGCTGCCTGTGGGGACCGGAGATGTGGGAGCGGCGCCTGCTCATGGGACCGCTCGGCTGCCAAGCAGAGGGCCAGTGCTGGGATTACCAGGAGGATGGGAAGGAATATGCGGCGCTGGGTGACGACCCGCCCTGCTGCGCGATGCCGCGCCCCGAGGTTCCGATCCGCTCACGTTCGGGCGATCCCAACGGAGCATTCGGCACGGGCACGCACGACCGCACATATTTCCCGATCGGCAGCGTCAGCCGCGACTTCTCCATCGAACCGTTCGACCCTGAGGGCTACGGTTGGTTCGGCGCGACGCAGCCCGGCCGCACGGACGGCGTCGGCTACGTGGAAAAGGACGGCCAGTCGGTCACGTTCCGTTGGACCAAGCCCGCGGGCGTGCCGACGCCGACCACGATTCAGCTGTGGTGGAAGCGCCGCCTGCCCGGCAGCTCGTGGTCGGGCTGGGACGCGATGGCGATGACGCCCGCGGGCGACACGTACAGCGCGACCTGGGAGGCGCAGCCGCACGGCACGGAATTCCGCTGGTACATCAAATACTTCTACAACGACCCCGATCCCGGCGATCCCGATTTCACCAAGTACGACCCCGGCGACGATGCCGCGCCGACCGATGAACAGGCGTATTACCTGCAATGGTTCACGCACTTCAACCCGTACATCAACGGCCTGCCGGAGATGCTCGATAGCTACGGCGGCGTGAACGTGCGGCACGGCACCGACTTCTACCAGTTCGACGGCGGTGAAACGATCCAGCCCGAGCTGATCAACATGTGCCGCTGGATTTTGTCGTGGTTCGGCGGCGATTGCTGCGGCGGTGAGTTCGACACCTGCGCCGAGACGGACGATCGCAGCGACGTGTTTCATCACAACCCGCGCTTCCGCGGCGGCGACGAGGGCCTGTGCTGCATCCCGATGCCGATTCGCTTTCGCTGGAGTGGCAGCAACGTCCACCCGCACTACATGACCGGCGGCAAGGGGCTGGTCGGCGGCGCGACCCCGGACCCGCGCCCGCTGCACAACCATCCGAATCACAAGCCGCCGGTGGGCGACGCCTGGGGCAGCGCTGCCGCCCGCAAGACCTGGCGCGGCATCAACATGCTCTACGCCGACGACACGCACTTCGATAACCCGTTTTACGGCGGCGGGTACTCGTGGGGCACCGCGCCGGGCACGTTCGTGCTGATGTACAAGCCGACGTATGACGAGCTGGCGAAGGTCTACGCGAAGTATCCGTCCTGGGGCCTGCGCGCCGGCGACGTGATCGAGGCCGTTCACATCAAGGAGATCGTCGACGCCGTCGATTATCTGATCGACTACGGCGTCTGGTCCACGATCCCGATTTGCACGCGCAAGCGCACGCCCGGCCAGTTCATGGGCCGGGACTGCGGCTACCACTACGCCCTCAACTACGCGGATTGCTACGGAACGAGCGGCGCGGAGTGGCGCGTCGGCTGTCAGAAGTGCTGCGCGAATGCTGAAGCGTGCTGGCCCTACGACCACGTTCTCGGCTTCTGGTATCACGAATGGGGGCCGGACTACGAGAACTCGTACACCGAATATCCCGACACCTGCGAGCCGTGGGGCACGCCGACCTGGGAGGAATGCACGCAGAATTGCGGCTCGGCCAAGTGCCACATGATGGCCCGCAAGAGCGGTTATTCGCAGTACTCGCCCGAGAGCAACCCCGACTGCCCGTGCGACCGGCAGTACTGGGAGGACACCGTTTGCGACGGCTACGACCCGCTCGGCCAGTTCGGCGGCGAAGGCGCGTTCGGCTGCGGCTATCACCGCACCGAGCAGGGCTGCCGCTCGTTCAACTGGGAGACACAGCAGTGCGAGGATGATCCGCACGCCGGATACAACTGCGTGCGGCGCGTCGAGGGGCTGAGCTATTTCGCCTGCACGCCGGACCAGTGCAACGCCGGCTGGGACGCCAACCACGGCGGACTGTTCAAGAAGAACCGCCTCGATCACGAATGGTGCCACGACGGAAACTGCGGCGGGCTGTTCTTCAAGGCGACGGGGCCGCCCGGCAATGAATTCTCAGGCAACTGCCTGGGCGACATGTTCGGCTGCGGCACGCTGTATCCGCTCGGCGGCGACCAGGGTCTTTGGTTCCACGAGGTCACGGGCATCTATTGGCGCGGGCTCGTGCCGAACTGGTACTCCGGCTGCGACGGCATGCCGGGCTGCAGCTCAGACTGTTCGTTCGGCGACACGCTGGCGCTGCCGCCGGAGATTCCCGGCTACGGCTACCACGGAGCGAACGGCGAGCCGCTTTGCGCGCAATACGTGGATGCCGTGAGCGGCTGCTTCTCCGCGTGGGCCGGGTCGGCTTGCTGCACAGGCCACATCTGCCACTGTTCGCTCGGGAACTTCCCGGCGTGTAAGGGTGAGGCCGCATGGGTCGCCGTCGACTTGAACCTCGACGGATCGAGCAAGCCATACCGCAACTTCCCCGGCCGCAACGGCGACCTGCCGCCGTACACCGGTCGCGGCGTCCCGCGCCTGCGTGATTACGACCTGACCAAAGACCCGGCGACGTGGATGCACGATTGCCCGTGCGAAACCTGGACAGGAGCGGGCCAATGCGTGATTTGAACCAGCTCGTGACGCTCGCGCCGACCGGCCTTGCCGCGCCCGGTTACGAGTACCTGCTCGACCGTGGCGTGCCCGCAGGACGGCTGGATGCGCTGATTCCGCTGTTCGACCTGCGCTTTGATGACGACGAACGTCGCGTCGCCTTCCCGGTGCGCGAAGCCGGTAAGGATCTCGGCTACACCGCCCGCGCAATCGATGCGAAAGAGCGGAAGCGCTGGCTCAGTCACCCGGTCGAGGGAGGGCACAAGTCCGTCATCTACGAACCAGACCGCGTCCTGGCTGGCGGCGACACGCTGTTCATCGTCGAGGGGCCGTTCGACGCGTTGATGGTCACGGCGGTGATGCAGCCGGGCAACGACTCGGTCGCCACGGCGTTTTTCGGTTCGCTGCCGACGGCTGAGCAACTTGCGTACATCACCAGCGCGGCCCCGTTGTTCCGCATGGTGTACGTGATGCTTGACGCGAACGTTTACAGCCGCTGCCGTCGGCTCGCGCAGCAGCTTACTCAGATATCGGCCGCGCCAAACGTCGGCTCGATCAACATCGGCATTGAAAACCGCGATCCGGGCGCGACGCGCTTCGAGGAGCTGGAGGCACTGGTCGAGTTCGCGTCGGCCTCGTGGCAGACGGAGATCCGCTGGATGTGGGAACGCCGACTCGTGTTCACCGGCGGCGCAAAGGAGTAAAGCGATGCCCGTCATATCGATCAACGTCGGCGCGAAGCGCGTCCACCTGACGGCGTACTGCCCGGACGACGAGCTGGGCCTGCTGGCGTGTGATTTCGTCCTCGCCCGCGCCGTCGAGCTGCTCGACGGCACGAGCGACGCCGAGCTGCGGCGGTGGTTGATCGAGCGCGACCCGGACGTCGCCGCGCTGTTCGCCAAACTCGACGCCGGCTGGAAGTTGCCAAAGAACGGCGAGTTCAACGTGGACCCGAGCAACGCGCCGGCGGAAGCGCGGATCATCCGGCATCTGCTACGTGAACGGCTGGAGCAGTGTGGACGATAG